AAGGTTTCCCAATCACCAGAACCTTGGGGGGAATTTTGTGATGATGTTCTTCCTGAAAGATGGCTTGCTTTCGTTGATGATGATAATTTTGGTATTGGTATTTATAATCCAAATTGTAATACATTTGCAGCAGGGTTGTCTGGACAAGTTGGAGGTGAGTCTGATAATGAATCAACCAATTATATAGCGCCAATTAAAAGTATGGCTTTAAATAAAAATTCAATATTTGAATATACTTACTACCTAATAATTGGAAGTTTAGAAGAAATACGTTTAAAAATCAATAAATTACACAAATTTAAAATTTAAAATTATGATAACAATACTTATTTTATTAATAACAATTCTATTGACAGTATCTATTTTAGCTAAAAGAGATTATGAACGCTCTCAAGAATTATATAAGTTATCTGATAAAAATGATAATATAAGAGTTTTTGATAATAATGGTTTAATTGCTATTTTATCTAATGATAGAAATATTGAATGGATAAGACCAGTTAATCTTTATAAAACATTTGAAATTAAACTTATTTCAGATAGATTTGAAGAAGAAATACTTAAGATAAAAAAAACTTAATTATGCCTCTAACTAACAAATATTTACGATATTCTCCAGAGATTACTTTGGAGATATTCACATTGGTTTGGGATAAATTAATTAAGACGGGATTAAAAGGTTCTCACAGTGAAAGCGTGGCAAAAAAATATAGCAATTTTAAATCGTCATATAGTTATTTAGAATTATCAAACGATTTAAGCTGTTTTGAATGCTACAAAGAATGTTCAGAGAAATTAGAAACCACCGTTCAAGAAATTCTTGGATATAATCCTTTTGTAAAGGATGATTTTGTATTGCCAGAGAAATGGTGTATAAAAACTCCTAGATTTTCAAATGCTCCAAAAGAAATAATATCATGGAGAGTTGATACTCTTCAAAAAGGAAATTGGTGTAATTCTGGATATTTAAGTAATACTGGATATCACTATGATGAAATTAAACCTGATTACACTGAAATAACTTTCGACCAATTCAAAAAGTATGTTTTAAAAGAAGATTTTGATTGGGATTTGTATGAAACTAAATCACAACCCAAACAACCACTAAAACAAGCCGTTCATTGTAAGACTCAAGAAGAATGGGATTTTGTGTTAACTAAAGAGAATAAGTATGGATTACAAAATAATACATTTAGTATATATAAAAATGAAACGTGTTTAGCTATTGGTGGAAATTATCAAGATTTTAATTACTTTCAAATGGGTGGCTTTCAAATCTTATCTTTCCAAGAATGGTGTGGTTTAAATGGATATAAAATGAAATCTAAATGTGATTTTATTGTAGGAAATTGGTATAAAATAAATGATTGTTGGTATCTTAAATATAAACGTAAAGACATTGTTGATACTAATAAAATTTACATATCAGAATGTATTGATTCAACTTTCAATCATAAATATGATAATGATTTTATTGTCTATTTACGTGAACAAAAAACATGGTGTTTAGCTTCTATCGAAGAAATCCAACAGTATTTACCAGACAATCACCCCGACAAAATTACACCAGCAATCCAACAAGTAAGAGATATGCAAAGTGAATTTAAAGTTGGAAATTGGATAATTGTACTTAAAGAATCACCAGGTAGAAATGGTAAATTAAATCAACTTTATAAAATTACTGGTATTTATGGAAATCATATTACATATTCTCCAAGAGAGAATATAGATATAGATAAAGTTAAAGTTCGTCATGCAACTCCAGAAGAAATCAATAATCATTTAATTTCTATTAGAAAAATTCCAGCAGGTGAACCATTAGATACTGGTATTGAACCTAATAAAGATGGTATATTTAAATATACAACTTATTCTGAAACAACTCATGTTGGTAAAACTTCAACAATTTCTGGACCACTTAAAATGATTTTATCTATTGATGACGAAGAATTACCAATGGTAAATATTATCAAAACAAATTCAATTAAACAATTATTAAATAACGATTAAAAACAATTAAAGACTATGAACAAACTAAATGCATTTGTAAAAGAATTTAAAGCAATTATTGTTGGTAACGATGCCGAAGCTTTAGGATTTAAAAATTGGAGAAAAGCTGAATCTGGACTAAAAGTTCAAATTGCAGCCCTTAATGGTGATATTATTGCTAAAGAAGATGCTCTTGAAAATGCTCAAGAAAATCTTATAAAAGCTCGCGTTAATTACGGTAAAGAAATTTCTGACCGCGATGCTTATATCGCCAATCTTATCAAAGCTAAAGAAAACTTAAAGAAAGCTGAAAAACAATTAATTGCTCACAAAGAAACTGTTGATTTCTTAGAAGAACAATATGCTTTATTGAAAGCTGAGTAATAAATTAAATAATTAGCTTCTATAAATCGTAGAAGCTAATTAAAACAAAAGTGTTATTTGACGGAGTGGTAAACGTTAATCAGATTAAAGAGAGCTTACACGACAAGTGTTGTGGGAACTGCTTATGGCAAGTGTTGTAAGATAGCCAATAAAAGGCATTAAAACGAGGCGTACATGTCACGCCTATCTTAATCTCATGAGTTCGATTCTCACAATAACACCAAATTATTTTTACTAATTTTTTAAGTCTCCGTGAATAATAGTAACGTTGTAGCATAAAAATTGGTTGATTGACGACTAAATATCGTAATAAAGCGCATTATTATCAAATCCTTAGCGCAAAGGTAATCGTATGTCTAATGGAATCGTATTAACAGTAAATTTAATTGGTGCATTGGGGCGGAATATCACCAAAGAAACTGATGTCAAACATCGTCACGGTAAGTCATTACTGACCAAACACATTATTTATCTTGGAAAAGAGCAAACTCAATGTGTTCGTAAAACAAACATTTCTGAAGAAGTTGTTAATGGTTGGATTGGTAGTAAATCACCATTCTTCATTAAAGAGTTCATTTGGAAAAATATGTCTAAGCAACAGCGATTAAAAGCCTGGGTTGAAAGATTTGATAAGGGATTTGGTGTGTCATATCAAGAATTGTAAAACATTAAATTATAATAAATTATGTGGAAATCAATTATTGAAAAACTATTTTGCACGCATTCTTGGAAAAGTCATGCAAAGAATATCTATAGATTTGACTATCTTAATGGCAATAAATCTGAACAAACTACAGAAATATTAATTTGTGAAAAGTGTGGTAAAATTAAACAAATAAACTATTAATGTACAGAAAGAAAAATTGGATACAAATAAATTTTCATATATCTAAAAGAAAAGATATATCCTATCAATTTATTCGAGGGTTCCTAGCATTAATTGATGGAATTATTGGTATAATATCTTTTGGATTAATTTGGAGCTCATTTGAATATGAGCATTGCAAAAGAAAATTATTCAAAGATGCTAAATGACTAAAAAAGAAATTTCAAGAGAATTAATTAAATCTAAATGTGAAGAGTTATTTGATAAGGGTCATAATCTATGTCTGGAATTTAATACTGGGGTCGGTAAGACAATAAATGCGATAAATCTGCAAGCACGAATGAATAGTCAAAAAACTTTCATTTGTGTTGCAGAAATTGCACATATTGACAATTGGAAAGATGAGTATATCAAGCATGGTTATGAGTATTTATTAAAATCAACAGAAATATTTTGTTATGCCTCATTAAAGAATTACGCCAACAAAAGTGCTGATTTACTGATACTTGATGAAATTCACCACGCATTCAGTCAGGCAAGAACATTCTTATTAACTTCTCTTAGAGTTAAAAGAGTAATTGGATTATCAGCCACACTTGAAGACGAGCATAAATATCTATTTAATGACATTTTCAAGAATATAGCTGTTTACACAATCACTATGGAAGAAGCCATCGAAATGGAAATTCTCCCTAAACCAAAAGTTTATTTAATTCCTTTAAAACTAAATAGTTCCAAAAAGTCTGAGACTATTGAATTTAAAAGAGGACATAATATAAATGAAATTCATTGTGATTACTTGCAAAGAAATAGTTATATCTATGCTAAAAATAAATATCCTACATTAAATTTAATTATACATTGTACACAGCAAGAAAAATATGATTATCTTGAAGCTAATTACGAAAGAGCTAGGATATTCAAACGTTCAGGTTGGTTAAGACATGGTGGAATTAGAAAGAAGTTTTTAAGTGATTGTAAGACTGATAAAATTAAAGAAATATGCGAAAAATTACAAGAAGATGGTAAAAGATTCATTACTTTCTGCGGGTCAATTGAACAAGCAGAAATGGTTATGGCCGAAAACTGTATACATTCTAAGAAAGAATCAAACTCTATACTTAAAAGGTTTAATTCAAAAGAAATAAACTCGATTTACGCCGTTAAAAAATTAGTTGAGGGCGTCAACTTAGTTGATATAAATGCGGCTGTTATAGGGCAATTAGATGGCACTGAAAGACCGTTTATTCAAATGACTGGTCGTTCATTGAGAGCTGATTTTCCTGAAGTGTATGTGTTGTATTTTCGAGACACAAAGGATAAGGATTATTTACAAAACGTTATTAATACTATACCAAATGAATTTTTAGTGTATTTATAATTATGAGAGAAAAAGGTTATTATTGGGTTGAGTTTTTAAGAAATTCAAATATATGGAATATTGCATTATGGGAATATAATCATTGAGTTTTAACTGGAAGTGAAGAAAGCTATTACGACAAAGATTTGGGTAGAATTAATGAAAAACAAATTAAAAAAAATGAATGAGCAACAACCTGTTACAAATTGATAAATCTATACTCCGAGAATATAGTGTAAGTGTAACATCTTATCTTTTCATGATGATACTTATGTATTATCCTGGGACTAAGATAAACATTAACTTAACCCAAATTCTTGAGTATGGATTTATAATGGAAAATAATGTTGGATATTTTCTAACAGAAGATGGGCTTAGCTTTATAAATGAAGTTGAATGTATATCTGTTGATAAAAAAGTATCTAATAAGGATATAGAATTATTAGCTGAACAAATGAGGTTAATGTTTCCTGAAGGCAAAAAGCAAGGAACAACTAAGTATTGGAGAGATAATAAGTCAAATGTAGAAGCTAAATTAAAGACATTCTTTAAGAAATATGGTCATTATGATTCAGAGTTAATATTAAAAGCTACACAAAAGTATATTGAGAGCTTTGGGGATAGTAAGCAACTTATGAGAATTTTGCCATATTTTGTGGAGAAAGAAAATTCATCTGAGTTAATGACTATTATAGAGAATATTGACGAAGTAAAGAGTGATAATCAGAATGAAATGTGGACAAATAGGCTGATGTAGTGAAAAAAAGAAAAATACTTAAACAATTTATTTGGCAAAAGTGGAAGTTTATAGATGGATTTGGTAGTTATTTTAAAATTAGCAATCTTGGAAACATAAAGAAAATAGAAAAATATGTTTTATTTGGAAGTAAATATTTATGGGTACTAGAGCATTTTCTTGCCAAGACAAAAGATAAGGACGGTTATGAAAAAGTAAAAATATTTTATGAAGGTAAAAGAAAAAACATATTCATTCATAGGTTAGTTGCTATCGCCTTTTTGGATAATCCAGAAAATAAGCCACAAATTACTCATAAAGATGGCATAAAGAATAATAACAAATTAAAAAATCTTGAATGGGTAATAAATAAGGAAAATGTAGTACATTCGTTTAATGTTTTAAATAGAGTTGGTTCTCACACTGGTCTTTTAGGAGTAAAAAATAAAGCTTCAAAAGCAATAATACAATTTTCCAAGGATGGACAATTTATAAAAAATTGGGATTCTATGGCAGATGTTTATAGAAATTTAAAAATCTCAACTTGGGCAATCTCTGCGTGTTGTAAAAATATAAAAAGTTTTAATACTGCTGGAGGGTTTATATGGAAGTACAAGTAAAAGAAACACTATTCAGTAGGGTATTTAATAGTTTAAAAAATTCTAGGGAGCGTGTTCTATCTGGTAAGATAAATTGTATACCCAATCCATTCAAAAGATTTTCAGAAGAATTTGCAGGAATAGAGAGAGGTAGGTACTATAATATCACTGGACAGACCAAGGCGGGTAAGTCTAAATTTTCTTATTACTTCTTTATATTCAGACCTCTAATGTACGCTCTTGAAAATCCTGACAAAATGAGAATGAAGGCATTTATATTTTCATTAGAAATAAGTCAAGAAGATTTATACCAAGAGTTTGTGTGTTATTTATTACATATACTATCAAGAGGCAAATACAGGATTTCACCAAGAGATTTAAGGTCTACAAATTCAGAGCATCCAGTAGATGAAGAAATTCTTAATATTCTACAAACAGATGAATACCAAAGATATTTAATGTTTTTTGAAGAAAATGTAAAAATAATTGATTCAATACGAAATCCTACGGGAATTTTTAGGTTTATGAAAGATTATGCTGCAATAAAAGGAAAGCAACATAAAAAGATTATTAATTTTATAAATAATGAGACAAAAGAAATAACTCCAAAAGAAGTAGACGATTATTATGAGCCGTTTGATGAAGATGAGTATGTGTTTTGCATGATAGATCATATATCATTAATACAATCAGAAGCAACTAATGGTAGGCCATTAACACTTCAAGAATCAATGGTAAAATTATCATCAGATTATCTTGTATCTCTTAGAAATAAGTACAAGTACATTCCGGTGGTAATCCAACAACAATCTATACAGGGACAATCAATTGAAAATGTAAAGATGGGCAAGCTAAAGCCATCAGTAGCAGATCTCGGTGATTCCAAGGTGCTTGCAAGAGATTGTGATGTCATGCTCGGAATCTTTAGTCCATTTCAGCAGGAATTACAAAATTATCTTGGATACGATATTTCAAGGATGCGTGACAACGTGAGATTTGTAGAGGTTATAATTTCAAGAAGTGGTGGTGCTGGATCAATAGCTCCACTGGCATTTGACGGATGTACAAATTACTTCCGTGAATTACCACTACCAAATGATGACATTGGAATAGCAAAAGTTTATTCAATGCTTGATAGTATAAGACAACCCAAAAAGGTTGCAATGTTTTTATTTAAAAATGATGAATTAAAAGAGAAAAGAAGAAATATATGGCAAAAATTGGTTGAGAAAATAAAAAATATATTTATGGGCTAATAGATCCCAGAACGGATGAATTAAGATATATTGGACAAACAATTGGAAATCCAAATGAAAGATATAGAAGTCATATATATAATGGAAGACATAATTCAAAGACTCATTTAAATTGTTGAATTAATAATGTATTAAAAAACAATTTAAAACCAGAGTTTTTGATAATAGAAAACACAGAATTTGATTTAGATTTTTTGGAAATATTTTATATAAGTTATTTTAGATCTATTGGATGTGATTTGGTGAATTTAGCAAAAGGTGGAGCATTTAGAGGTGGATACAAACACACCGAAGAGCATAAATTAAAAATGCATAACTTATTTGTTGGAAGAAAACCATGAAATACGGGTTTAAAAATGACTAAGGAGCAACTTAAAAATAAAAAATATCCAAAAATTGAATTGTTCTGAAAAGATAAAACATTAGAAGATAGGAGAATTATTGGAGAAAGAATGAGCAAAGGAAAATCATTAAAATCAAAAATAAGTTGAGAAACCATATGTTTTATAAGAGAAAATAAAAATAATTATAAACGAAAAGAGTTAGATGCAATGTTTAATTTACGAAGTGGATACTCCACTGAGATAATACTAAATAGAATAAGACTAAAAAACTAACTACTTATAAATCAATTAGTTAATGGCTAAAACAGTAGGAATTCTTGGCCCAAGTGGTATGGGCAAAACGACATCTATAGTAATTAACCCAGATGGAAGTTACAATCCCGAACGATATGAGGGGATGAATCCAAAATCAACGGTTATTATTAATAGTGATAGAAAAGATTTACCATTTCCTGGTGATAAGAATTGGGTTGAAGGTGGAAATGTCTTTACAATATCAGACAAAAAAGAAATTGAGGATAAACTTAAAGAATTAAATAAAATTCAGCAAGTAAAATCTATATATATAGATACAATGAATGGTATTATGCTTGACAAAGAAATGAATGATATCAAAAAGAAAACTCACGACAAGTGGGCCGACTTGGCGCAGGAAATATATTCATTAATTGTGTTTTGTAATGTAGAATTAAGACCAGATATAATTGTATATTTAGCTGGCCATACAACAGTATTTACTGATGCTGATGGAGAAGAAACTAAATGTCTAGTTACTAATGGCAAGAAATTAGAAAAAATTAAGCTTGAAAGTAAACTTCCAATAGTATTATTTACAAGTATGACAAGAGGTTTAAGAGGTGCAAATACCTATGAATTTGAAACTCAAGCAAATAGAAGTACTGGTAAAAGTCCAATAAGAATGTTTAATGACTTTTTAATTCCAAATAGTTTAAAATTAGTAGACGATACAATTCGTAACTATTACGGAATTTAATTATGAACATATTTTATTGTATAGGAAGTTCTGAAGGACAATTAATTTATTGTTGTCATTACGTTCCAGAAGAAGAAATTAAATCAGTATGAGTATAGGTAATTCAGTTATTAAAAGTTTAGAATCGAATAGAACTAAACTAAATACAAAAATAGCCAAACTTTATGCTAAAAGACAAAAGGCAATTGAACAATTTAACGAACAACGTAGTTTTTTAAATGGTCAAATAGAAGAAATAAACAAAAAATTAATAGAATTTAATAAACAAAACAATTAGAAGATGATTTCACAAGGAGTTGAAACAAAAGAAACACAGGGTGGTGCAAGATTAATGACAGGTTTAATCCCATTAATGGTGGTAGCTGTTAACCCAAGTAAAAAAGAATTAGAAGCAATTTATGGTAGGGATTTAGAAAAAGAGCCTGAATATATTTCAGCAGATGAAGCTGGAGTAAAGAAATTGAGGATTGACTTCATAATGAAAACTGTAATCAATGATAAATTAGGCTGCAATGAAGAAATCATTACTAAAATACCATTTTTTCTTGAAGATAAACCAGCATATACTTCAGACGAAAGTAAAGTATATATGCTTAATCTTTATGGAGAAAACGCTTGTATTCCAGTAGAAGATGCTAAGAAGAATACAGTACCTGATAATATGGCTTGGTATAATACAACCAAGATGCGTCCAGCATTTAGAGGTGAAGTGGAATTGGTTGGATTTCTTAAACAATATCTAGGAATTCCTAATCGTGCATTTAAAGATAAAGTTATTCCAGATATAAGTAAGGCTGAAATTCAACTTGAAAAAATTAAAAGTTATTTTAATGGAGATATTAAAGAGTTTGTATCGGTTGTAAATCTTCGCAAACAAACCAATATTGTACTATTAGCCGGTGGAGTCCGTACGAATGAAGATAACAAGCAATATCAAGCTTGGTATTTGAAAAAACCATTGAAATATGGCACAACTAATCTTGAATATATTAAAAGAGACATTGCTGAACGTCAATCACAAATGAATGTTGATTTTGGACCAGCAGACCTTAAATTCAGGATTTACAACAACGAACCAACAGTATTTGAGGGACCAGCTAAGGCATCGGCAGATGTTGATGATGACCCATTTATGGCAGCTATGAATAGTGGTATTCCTGCAAATGCAGCACAAACCACACCAGATAACTTTTGGAATAATTAATAAATAATTAAATTCGACTTTAATTGAATAAACGACAACTCCTACGTTGTCAAAAAGAATATCATAGCTTAATTGAATAGAGTGGGCTCGTTAACAAGGGCTTTGTGGGGGTTTGAGTCCCTCTGATATTCCAAATATAAACAATTTTAATTAATAACAAATAATTTAAATAACAAAAAAAAATAAAATATATTAATTATGAAATAAAACAATATATGCCAATATCAAATGGATTTCCAACAATAGAAAAATTATTAAATATTATTTTTGATTATAAAACAGAATTAGACATTCTTAACTTTTATATTGGAATAGAAGATTTACCAATAATGATTAATTCGCCATTAAGAGAAGATAGAGGCCCATCATTTAAAATTGATCACAATAAAAATGGGAATATAAGGTTTTATGACTTTGGTGGAACGAATCAGAAAGGTGGAATATTTGACCTACTCATGGATTTATACAAACTAACATTCCAAGAATGTTTACAAAAAGTTTATAATGAAATGATATTAGGTCATGACTTGGTAAAAATCAAACGTAATACTTCAATAAAAAATAATTCTGTTCATAAATCAGAAATATCCAAGATAAATGTAAAAGTAAGACCATTAAGGACTCACGATATAGAATTTTGGGGTAGTGGTGGAATAACAGAAGAATGGTTATCTTTTGGTGATATATATCCTATATCACATATGTTTATAACCAAAAATGGTAAAGACATGGTTATCCCATGCGAGAAATACGCCTATGCTTACATAGAGTTCAAGGATGGACTTCCAACATACAAAATATATCAACCATTCAGTGAAAATTACAAGTGGTTAAACAACCACGATAGGTCTGTATGGGACTTGTGGAGTAAACTACCTGAAACTGATGAGAATATAATCATTACTTCTAGTAGGAAAGATGCTTTAACTATATGGGCTAATACTGGAATACCATCAACAAGTGGTCAGGCTGAATCTGTAACATTTAAAAGTAATGTAATGGACCAGATTAAATCAAGATTTAAAAATGTCTTTGTACTATATGATAATGATTTTGATAAACCAGAAAACTATGGTAGAATTTATGGAAAAGAATTGGCTGATAAGCATAATCTAATTCAAATAGAAATACCAGAATATTATGAATCAAAAGACCCATTTCAATTTAGACAAAAACATGGAGAAGAAATATTTAAAAATACATTTAATTTTTTAATTAATGGAAAATAATATAGAATTAGAAGAACAATTAATATCATTTGAAACTGCCAAATTAGCCAAAGAGAAAGGCTTTAATATGCATTGTAGAAATATTTATGGAATTGAAGGCGAATCTTGGTATATGTATGAAAATGAAGATTTTCCATATAATTCATTAAATGACAGTTTATTTGCTCCAACACAAAGTTTATTGCAAAAATGGATTAGAGATAAATTTGATATTCATCTTCAAATAGTTATTTGCTTTTGGTCAATCAGAAAATATCAATACATAGTTCATAGTGAAACTTGTCATAAAAAATCATCGCAATATTTAGGTAATGCTATTTTTGGAAGTTATGAAGAAGTTCTAGAATTTGGATTAAAAAAATGTCTTAAATTAATAAAATAATGCTACCAGAATTATATGAAAAATATAAACACCTTGAAGATTTAAAAGTGTTTTGGGGTGGTAAATCAAAAAAGATTACAAACGTAAGAGAATATCTTGAGAGATATTTTAAGAATGGAACTAAAGGTTCATATTATAAAGATAGAACTATTCAATGTTATCCACAAAGAAATAGAAGTTTCTATGATTTATTCTTTATAGTAAAAGCTAGATTTAATGAGATTACTGAAGGAGAATTAGCTTTTCATATTATTGATTTATTTAATAATAATGAATTAAGGTTTATTCCATGTGGAGATGTTCAAAAAGTTGTATTTTATACATCAGAAATGCATGAATATGGATTTAATTTTAGAGAGACAGAAGATGCTTATTACTATTCAGATGTACAAAGAAAATATGGTAATGAATTATCTTTCATGGAAATTAAGGAGTTATCTGAAAATTACGAACAACAACAAATCATAAATAACTAATAATAAGATGTTTATATCAGTTTATGGAACCCTCCGAAAAGGATGTGGTGCAAATTACAAAATGGATAATACTGAATTTATTGGTATCTCTAAAGAAAATGTAAATTTTAAAATGTTACATTTAGGTGGATTTCCAGGATTAGTAAAATCTGAAGAAAAGAATGAATTAGTCTTTGAGACATATAAAATCAAAGATGATGATAAAAATACTTTAAGAACTCTTGACCAATATGAAGGTTATCCATCATTTTATGATAGATGTGAGATTGAATTAGAGAATCTTGGAGTAAAAAGTTGGGTTTATTATCTAAAAGATGATAAAGATTATATAGAGAATTGTAAAATAGTAGAATCTGGCGATTGGTTAAATCAATAAAATAACAATAAATGAATACTATACAAATAATTAAAGAAACGTTTCTTAAAGCTAACGATAGAGAACTTATTGACTTAGATAAAATTGCAGTTATTAAAAGTTATGAAAATATTAAAACTCCAGAAAAATATCTTGAGAAATATTTAGATAATCAAAATCCAAGAAATGAAGCAACTTATTTTAAAGATGGGTGTGAACAATGCAGAGTTGAAAGAAATAGAAGTTTTACTGATTTATACGCTATTTTGAGAGCTAAATTTCCAAGATTAAAAATTGATAGATTTGCATATATTTTATTGAATTATCAATTAGATCCTACAAGAAAAATGCATGTATCGTATTGTTTTGGAGTTCATAAAATAGTAATTAAAAGTCATCCTAAATATGGCGGAAATCTTGATAGAAAATGGCTTTTAATAGAAGATAAATTCATGGAAATACTTGATGGCATCAATGTGTCTAATTGCGATCTTAGCAGACAAAGTGACCAAGAAAAATCAAAAGGAGATGGTGTTACTATCAAGAAAATTACTGAATTAGCAAACTCTTATTTATCACAATTAAAAAACAAATAAAATGAGAAAATCATTTTTAAAAATTCGCACAAAGAATCACACAGCTCAACCTCTTAAAAACTTAATAGAGGTCAATGGTAGGGTTGTTTTCAGACTTGGGTCAATTACACCTACTGAAGAAATATTTCCTCGTGGTGTAGCTTTAAATAAGCCTATCATTGAAATTAATACAGCAGAAGCTTGTCATAATAGTGGTGATAAAATATTAATGAAAACTTTGTTTACGAAAGGAAAAGTTAAATCAGCGGCATGGTTTACATATAGAGATGGATTTTTTACCAGTCCACAATGGGTTGATAGTTGTGATTATGAAGATTTAGTTGATATGATAGATAGAAATATCTTGGAGTTTCCACTAATTATAAAACACAAAAACTCTTGTAAAGGTAATGGAATTTATTATATTGAAAACAAAGATGAATTTTTACAATTTATAGTAGAGCATCAAAACTCATTGCATAATTACGTTATTGAAAAATACTACAATTATTCTAAAGAATATCGTCTTCATGTAACAAAAGATGGATGCTTCTACACTTGTCGTAAAATGCTCAAAGAAGATGCTGAAGAACGTTGGCATCGTCATGATATGAATTCAGTATGGATAATGGAAGAAAATCCTTTATTTGAAAAACCTAGTAATTGGGATTTGATAGTGGATGAATGTGTAGAAGCTTTAAATGCTGTTGGATTAGATATTGGGGCTTGTGATATTAAAGTTCAGTCAGAGAAAGGTCGTGATAGAGGCGGTAATCCAGAATTTATAGTGATGGAAGTAAACTCAGCGGCAAGTTTTGGAGAGGTAACTGTTATAAAATATGAAGAACAACTTAGAAAAATGTTAGATGGTAACTAATGGATTAAACTATGCAACACATCATTTCTATAAGATTAATAAAAATCAATTAGAGTTTATTAATGGAAATTGCTTTAATCAAATGTATAGGCAATCTTCTTATTTACATTCAACAATTAAAATAAGCGCTAGACTTGGTGTTAAAGTATTTTTTGACAAAAAACTCAATGATGATTATATTGATAACTATTGTTTACTTAATGAGCAAGAGGTGTCTGAATATTTAAATTGGGTTAAATACATAACTGGTATATCTATAAAAGAAAGTAAAACTCTTATATTGGATAGTATTAAAAGCACTGATTTTAAGATATATGAAGTTAATATTAGAAATAGATATCCCTATGAATTAAGGATTATAGCTTCACTTATAAGAAATATATATGAAATGCCATTTAATATTATGATTAAATTAGCATTTTTAATGAAATCTCATGATGAATTTAAAAGTCTTGATTTTACGGAAAGATTATGTATTGCAATAAATTCGCTACATGGTCACAGAGATATACACGCAATGTTTTATAATGTTGGTGTTGTACCTATGAATAACAGGCAGCTTAAATCGAGATATTTAAAGTATAGAGGAAGATTAGTTAATGTTTGTGGATTTTTTAAAGATAGAGCAACTACACCAGAAAATAGGATTGAATATAATGAAAATGATTATGAAGAATCTGGATTTTGGGATTGTGTAGAAAAAAATATCATAAGCGATGAAATTAAGAAAGTGTTAATTATTAATTATGAACAAAGAAATGATTGAAAAGAATAAAGAAATAAAAGTTTATGTTGTTGGTAGAGATGTTGGTTATACTGATCTATTCTTAGATAAGATTAAGATAGTCGATACTATTTCAGAAGCAGATATAGTACTATTTACTGGCGGAGAAGATGTTCATCCATCTTATTATGGTGAAAAAAAAGGTCAATTTACTAGAACTAATATAGATAGAGATAGGCGCGAGGTAAAAGCTTTTAATGAGGCAAGAATGTATAATAAGTTTTGCTTGGGAATTTGTCGCGGGAGTCAATGGCTGACTATTATGTCTGGTGGAGAATTAATTCAACATGTAACAAATCATGCAATATGTGGAACGCATAAAATTCATTTAATGAATGAAGATGTGAATATTGATATCACAAGCACTCATCATCAAATGATGTATCCATTTCACTTAGATAAAGAAAGTTATACTCTAATAGCTAAATCAACAAAAGATTTATCAACTACATATTTAAATGGGGAAGATAGAGAAAAAAGATTAGTAAGTAATTTTGTAGAATGTGAAATAGTTTATTACAAAACTACTAATTCGTTATGTATTCAGGGTCATCCAGAATATATGCCAAAAGATTCTAATGCTGTAAGATATATTAATGTTCTTATTCGTGAATATTTAGAAGATACGATAGAAACTACTCCAATGGTAATTGAAGAGGATGTTGAAGCTCCTAACGCAGATGCTGGTATTGCTGGTCAAATAAGAGATGTACGTGCAGAGCTAAATAATATTGATTGGGGTAATTTAAATATAATGGCCAATGAGATAGCAGCTCAAGCACGAAGACCAGTTAGAAATACTCCAGAATGGCAACTTAATGATGACGATTTAGAATTCCTAGATGTAAATTTAAGATAATTAATTAAAGTATAAAATAATAACAAAATTTAAAAATATGCAAGAAATTTTTCAATACAAAAATATTACAATTGGAACTGACCCTGAATTTTTTATACAAAATAAAGATGGTAAATTAATTTCTTCAATAGGAATTATCAAAGGAACAAAAGATATTCCCAATAGATTAAAGTTTTTAGGTTCTGGATTTGCAATTCAAAAAGATAATGTTCTTGGAGAATTTAATGTACCTCATGGATATACAGCTCAAGAAGTAGCTAATAACGTTTCTATCATGAAAGCATACATTAGTGGATTATTGGAATCGAAAGGCTTACATCCAATATATGCAGCTTCAGGAGTTTATGATGATGACCAATTAACTTCAGATGAAGCTAAGGAATTTGGTTGTAGTCCTGATTATAATGCATGGACAAATGGTGTTAATGAGAAACCACAAGGTACTTCAACCAACTTACGCAGCTGCGGGATGCATGTGCATCTTGGTTATGATAATAAAACAGCTAAGCGTTCAAGAGATTTGATTAAAGCAATGGATGTTTTTATGGGAATTCCATCAATAATCATTGATACTGACACCAAACGTAGAAGTCTATATGGTAGGGCTGGCTGCTTTCGCCACACGATTTTTGGAACTGAATTTAGAGTGCTAAGTGGATTTTTCTTAAGCGACCCAAAACTAACTGAATATATATTTAGGCAGGCTTTTGAGGCTATCAACTACTTAAATGAATTTGGAATTGATGAAATCAATAATGATAAAGACTGGATTGTAGAAACAATCAATTCTGGCAATATTGATGAAGCCAAAAAGATTGTATCAAAATATAAAATCAACTTAAAATACTAAGGATGTGTGGGATTTCAGGCTATATAGGAAATAATTTTAATAAATACAAGTTCAATATTCTTGGACTATATAATGATTCACGAGGAGGAGATTCTTGTGGTATCTTTATAAATAATGATGGTGTAAATTCAGTACACTATGGACATGATAAAACAAAACTTTATAAGAATTTTGTAGAACTTGGTGGATTAAAAGATGTAGATCTTGAGTTACCAAATTTCGCATTATTACATTGCCGTAAAGCATCAGTGGGTGGGATTAGTTTAGCAACAGCTCAACCAGTGGCGATCAGGAATGAACGTAATGAAATTGTTTTCTCAATGATTCATAATGGCACTTTAATAAATTACAAAGAGCTTGCAACTAAATATAATGTAGATTTTACATTAACTGAATCTGATTCTCAAATATTCTGTAGAATAGTTTATAAAGCTGGATATGGAGTTCTTGAAGAATATGATGGAGCTGGAACCTTTGTTTTTTGGGATTGGCGTGATGGAATTGATACTATTAAAGTATTCAAAGGAGCATCTTTATACTATGAAAATGACAACGATATTTACATCGAAAGACCATTGTCTTGTATTAAAGAAGAAAATTCATATTGGTTTTCATCAATGGAAGAATCTTTAGAATTTATTAATGATACTGATGCTAAAGTTGAAAATGTAGAAAGTAATATATTATTCACTATTAAAAATGGTAGAATAATATCTGAAATTGCAATTGACAGGTCTAAGCGCAAGCAAGTTGATAAACTAGTTGTAAATTGGGAAAAACAACGTGCTGAAAATGCTAAGAAATTTCCTCAATCACGTATTGCATATGGTGGTTATGAGGACTTTGAAGAATGGCCTGAATACGGAGCTCAAAGTGGTGTTTATGGTGACAGAGGATATGGAAAGAAGTGGGTAGATAGTGCAAAATGTGACAAGATAAAAGTATCAAATTATATCCAAAAGAATAAAATATTCTTTAATGAAGATGGACTTTATTATTATAATGGATATCCATGTGAAGGATTGATAGAATCAACACCAGCTGGATACACGGATGTATCTATAGTTATCAAAAAAACATTTTATTTTGTATCTGGTGTATTAATGAAAAGTTATTTTGATTATTTGTGTGCAAAACAATTTGTTAGTCAGAATTTTCAAGTATGCGAAGACGATTGTATAGAAATGTATTTATCAGCATATTCACCGACACCAGTGCCATATATAATTGAAGATGCAACAAAACATAAATTCATAGAGTTTTATACTTATAATGAAGTTTTAAGAGATACTCAATTATGTAATGAACCATTTGAACCATTCTTTGACTTTACTAGAAATAGATATATTGTACAAAATGGTGATATAACATGGCATTATGAATATAGGGATAAAGCTTCATATTATGAAGAAAGTTTAGAGCAAAAAGCTTTAGACGAGCAAATATTATTAGGAAAATTATCAAATAATCAAATTAAAAAAATGATTAGAAAAAACCTTAGGGAAATTTATGCGAGAAATTAAAGAAATAAAAGTAACAACAATATTTGGAAATACAGTTAATAAAAAAGACTGTATTTCTATTAATAGGGAATATTATCAAAAGAATGTCGATTGCTTCAATATAGATGGTAGGTGGTTTCGCAAAGGAAATCCTAGAATTTATTTTGATGATGTAAAACAGGAATGGAAAAAAATTACTCCAAATGTAATTAGTGGAATTATTGGATATGAAAATGATTCATATAAACATGGAAAATTTGAAAAACAATTTGAATATGATTATCAATTATATACTATCTATGGTGGATATATTGTGTGTAGTAAAGAATTGTTTGATTTAATTCCAAAAGTATTTGATGAATATAATGGATTATTTTATGACTATAAATATGCCTGTTCAAAAAGATTTGATAAAGCTACGGATAAAAAAGGTAATGCATATATTTATTCATTTGAAAGACTATATAATTCAGAAAATCTAATTGAAAAGTTTGCACAAGTTGATAATTCAAAATATACAGAAAAACTTTTAGTTGGTCAAAAATATGAAGAAGTTATTGATAAATATTCTTTTGGGTTTGAAGTAGAAACATCTGCTGGTATTATTCCTGAATATAAATGTAAACAATTGGGATTAATTCCATTAAGAGATGGTTCAATTAGTGGTCATGAATATACAACTATTCCAATGAAAGGATTTGCTGGTATAAATTTACTTGCTAATCAAATGAAAGAATTAAAGAGTAGTTGCAATATTAATAAAGATTGTTCAGTTCATTTGCATTTAGGGGGATTTCCATTAGAAAAAGCTAAGATACTTGATTTATATAACTTATGCTTTTCATTGCAAGATGAAATTGGAGAATTATTTCCATACTATGTCTATCAAACAAGTCATTATAAATCAAATGGTAAAGATTATTGTAAGAAACTTCCACAGAAAATGAATTCAATAGAAATTCTTTACAATTATTTATCTGATGGACATGCAGATTGGAATGGTGATTTAACCAGACCTCATCCAAGTGACCCAGGTCGTGATAGAAAATGGGAAGTTCGTTCTCGCTACTATTATTGTAATTTTATTAATATGTTATTTGGTAATAATATTAAAACTGTGGAATTTAGAGTTCATAATGCAACAACAAATATTGATAAGTTGGTAAACTGGTTGTATATTTGTATGGCAATTTTAAATTACGCAGAAAATGGTACTCCAATAAAATCTATTATATTGAAAGATGTAATTGAATTTTCATATAATGAAGAAACAACAGCTATTTTATTGGATTACATCAAAGAACGTAAAGTTTATAACAAGATGTGTCAAAATAAATTTGGTGACACTTATGGATATTTTGATTTAATAGATGATAAAGAAATGTCATTTAAAACACCAGTAAATTAATATGGCAGAAAATGTAAAAGTTAAGAATGCCAAAAAAGTTGAGTATGATGGGGTGAAGTTTGATAGTGCATTAGAAGTTTTTACATACAAGCAATTGAAGTTATTAGGTGTTGAATTTAATTATGAGGGGATTACATATGAGTTAATCCCCTCATTAGTATTTCAAAGAATGACTGGATTGTGGCCAAATAAGTCTGGTAAAGATAAAAAAACTTTAAGATTGCGAGAAAAAGTTCAAAGAAAAACTTATACACCCGACTTTACTCTACAATGGAAGAATTATTTCATTGTAATCGAGGCGAAAGGCCAAGAAAATGATGATTATCAATCCAAGAAAAAACTATTTTTAAAGCTTATAGAAGATGGTATAGTAAGTGATTCATTTGTGTATTTTATGGAACCACACAATCAGACCCATGTAAAAGAATGTATTGAATTTATTAAAAACTTAGAATAATGAGAAATCCAAAGGAATATTTAAACGAAACATTTAGAGAAACTGGTTATGATGATTTTGATAAAATTCAAATGAAAATGTTATTGCACTGTATTAAATCAGCACAAAAAGAAGCTTATAATCAGGCAATCCATGATATATTGGAAGAACAGGTATCTATCGGTGATGGAGTGGGAGTTTTTACTGAATCTATTCTTAAACTTAAAATCAAATAATTATGTCAGATAAAATAACAAGAGTACAAGTAATTGAAGTCTTTACATACTTAGATGACTTTTTAGATATGATGATTGATCTAGAAGAAACTCCACATGAATTAAAAGCTGATAAGGCTGAATACATAAAGCTTAAAGGAATAGTTTCTGAAGAATTAAGAATCGAGTTACATGCTAGAATATTTATTAAATATATAAATCTATGTCAGAAAAAGAAAAAAGAATAAATTTAGAACTTGAAATAAAATGTATTGATTTAAATAAAGAATATGATAGAAAAAGAATATATTCAATACAAGAAGTAGAATTTAATAAATATAAATTGGTTTATTCAGAATTTATAAATAAAACAGGACTAATTTGTAATTATGGGGAGTTTAAAGATGCTTAAATTTAAAATAAGTTTTATTAAAGATATTGATAATTCAGTAAAACCAATATGGGATATAATTCCAAACATATCAATACTTTATCACCAGAAAGAAAATAAAGTAGAATTTAATTTTAATTGGCTTAAATTGTGGTTAGGAATAAGAATGATTTGGAAATAAAAGAATATAATGATTTATTAAAGTCTGGTATGTTCTGGGAATTTTATCCACAATTATCAGGAGATTTGATTAGAGATAAAGATGAATGAAAATTAATTTACAAACAACTTCAAAAATCAAGAAAATGTCAGATAAAAAACTAAATGCAATTAAAGAGATAGAGTTTAGGATTCAAGGGGTAAAAATAGCTTGTGATATGGCAATAGCATTTGATGAATATGATGCATGTCAAAGGTTAGAGTATATTGACAACTTATTATTTGATATTAATGATTTTATAAATGACTTAAAAGATGAGTAATTTAATATTTTCATATGGAAGTTTGATTTTGCCAGAAAACTTAGAAAAATTTGACTCAAAGATAATTTCATCGGTATTTGTGAGAGGTTTTAAATTAAACGTTGTAAAATCTCCAATAACAAAAACTAATTATCATTATATTTTATGTTACAAAACGTTTGATGCAAATGATGTCATTCCTGGATTTTTAATTGAAACAGATAACATTGAGGAAATTGACAAGTGGGAAGGAGATTCTTATGCTAGAACTAAAATTAAATGTTTTGATAGAAGAATAAATGAAATAGAATGTTTTATATATTTAAAGAATAACTAATGAAGCAAATTGAAAAATTAAAAGCACTATCAAAATCAGTCTTAAATGATAAAGATTATAATCTAATCTTAAAATTCATTATAGACCATGATTTTGATAGTATTTCAGATATAATTAAGTCTGAAACAATTAAAGAATATAGATTATGCGAACCGGAGAATATGACTGATAGGTATTGTAAGTTACAAGAGATTAGTTATCTATTAATTGGTTTAGATATAAGCGATACATATATGAATAAGTGTGTAAATTATGAGGAGGATTAAATGGCGGAAAGAAAAAGTTTAGCAGATATTAGTTGGTTAGTCGATGAGACTACTTACAGAAATGATAAAGCGCTTTCATATTCAACTCTAAGTAAATTTCATAGATTAGGTCCAAGGGCATTAATATCAGACGAAAAAATTGATACAGTGTCACTTAGGTTTGGATCAACCGTCGATACAATTTTAACCTGTCCCGAAGAATTTGATGATAGATTTTATGTAGCAGATATTGATAAGTTTGGAGATAAAATGAGATTAATAGTAGAAATGCTTAATCAAATATGTCCAGATGCAGAAACTATCGAAGATTGCATTGACCAATATATGATTGAAACATTAAATACTGTTGGATATCAAGCTGGATGGAAAGACGATACTCGTATTAAAAAAGTGAAAGAACTTGGAGCTGAATACTATACGGTTTTAAAATATTCTACTGGAAAGATAGTTATTTCTCCACAGGAATTTAGTGAAGCACAGCAATGTGTCAATACGCTTCGCACGCATCAATACACATACGATATATTTGAATGCAACGAAGATGAAGAAGTTCTATATCAATTAAAGTTTAAAACACAAATTCAAGGAGTTCCATTTCGTTTCATGATGGATTTGGTAAAAATCGACCATGAGAATAAGACTGTCAAGCCTTTTGATTTAAAAACAACTGGCGATAATGAAGAATCCTTTGAAAGTTCATACGTGAAATGGTGTTACTTTTTGCAAAGTGAGGGTTATTGGACTGCATTAAATTGGATTCTTAGAGAAGATGATTATTTCAAAGACTTTGAATTACTTCCATTTGAGTTTATTGTAATCAATAAAAACAATCTAACTCCATTAAGGTGGATTGACAAACATATTGAAGATAACACAAATGAATTATTTAATAAATATGGAATTACATTCCAGTCATTACTACAAGATGCTAATTGGCACTTACAAAATGGTAAATTTGATTATTCAAGAAAGTCGTATGAAAATAACGGAATAAATCCGATAATATTAAAATTATAACTATGGCAAATTGGTGCTACAATACAATAACTTTCAGTGGGAGATACAAATCATTTTCCAAGAGATTAGAAAAACATGACTACAATGAGCAAGGCTTTGAGATTATTAAAGGTGGCAGATGCATATTTTCGTTAGAAAAGATTGAAAATGGAATGTACTCGTTTGAAAGTAAATGGATTGCTCCTGTTGATGAATTAATAGTCCAGGCTAAGAAAAGCAAATTCTCATTTGAAATAGATTATGAAGAATTGGGGAATCAAATCTATGGTAGAGCATACTATGATTGTAAAACCGATAGTTTCAATGATTATTTTCTTGGAGATGAGATATTTAACATGATTGAGTGGGATGATGATATTTTAAAAATAAATGGGGTTATTTGTGAATCTGAAATGGAATTTTTAGAAACACAACTTGAGAAATTAATTAATGATAAAAATTAAATGGATGGATATATAGGAGTAGGAATAGTATTATTAATTTTAGGATTTGGATTAGCATTTATTGTTATTCATTTTAGAGAGCAATATAAAAATCTAAATAAATATAGAGTTTGCTTTAAGAAGGGTTTTAAAAAATGTGGATTACCACTTATTAAACTAAAAATTAATGATAAATTAGAATGGTTTTTACTAGATACTGGAGCAAATGCTAATTATTTAAAAGAATCATATTTTGATACAATTGAATTAAAGCCAGAAATGATTGGGCTAACTAAATCAAATGATTCAAATAATGAATTACAAACATCTGATTACAAGTTTAGCTTATCATATAATAAGGCTAATTTAGGTGAAGAGAAATTTAGTGTTACAACATTAATGACTTTTAATGAACCATTTCAAGGATATAATATTGTCGGAATAATTGGAAGTCCATTCTTTGAAAGAAATCGTTGGACATTTGATTTTGAGGAATTAGTGGTATGGATTAATAAAAAAATAAAATGAGCAAATACAAATTATTCAAAAAAACTGAGAATTACCTAAAATTTCTCACTCCATTACAAAATGATTCTAAATCAAAAGTAGCAAAAGTGCTAACTAATGATGATAAAATGTATATTGGGTATAATGAGGACGAAGAAATGTTTTTAGAGATTACTCAATGTCCAAGAATTTATGTTGGAATGGAATTAAGATGTAAGAATATGGATACTAATTCTTATGAAGATTTAGGAAAGTTAGTTGATATTCAATATAGAGAAGATAGTGGATTTTTATTTATATTTTAGATTATGTCAACAGTATTAAGTAGTAAGATATTAACCGCTAAAAAAGTTCATCAATGCGATGCTTATTATTTTTGGATTTCGGAATGTATTCATGATATATTTTCAGAACTTACATTTAAAGAAAAGCGAGCAATTGCAAGAATGAAATCTCAAAAAGGTAAAATAATTCCAGGTCAAAAATACATTAGACAAGCAAATATATTTAATGGAGATTTCTGTAAATTTAAAGCTGATATTGAAATGGATAATATTTGTCATAGACTTGATTTATATACAGAGGATTAATGGCTAAACAAAAAGACATAGGTCCTCATTGTACTGAGTCTTTTATGTTCAAAGACCAATTATATTACTATCCAAGCAAAGAGTGGTTTATATCGCAGGAGAATGAAGCTATAGGGGTTAATTTAAAGTCTATAATGGGTCAAGCAAAATTAAAGCTTGAGAAATATAATTATACTCAAATTTTTGACATAAAAGAAGCTTCTGAACAATCAACTGATATGAAAAATATGAAAGTTGCTGGTGTTGTAAAATTTATAGAAACTAAAATATCTAAAGCTGGTAATACTTTCTTTTGGATAGGAATAGTTGATGATAGAAGTTTTATAAAAGCTTATTGCAACGAAGACACTTTCAAAAAGTTTAATATGCATATATTAAAAGGTAAATGTTCATTATTTAATATTAGTGTTAGAAATGAATTTATATCTTTTGATAAATGTGTATTGATGGATATAGTGCCATTTAAAGCTGGATATATATTGCAGATAGATTTACCTTATGGAATGTTTACCACAGCAATTAAAGAATATATCGAAGATGAATTAGATGTAACTATTAGACGAGGAAATGTTCAAGTATATTTAAGAACTTATGGATATGATTTATTTATAGACCCAACATACGAGTTAATTGATAATATATTTAATAGGTTTGGAGTAAAGTGTAATATTAGAAAAATAAATGAAGTATTTAATGATGATGAAATAATGAAATATTTAGAAGAAAATGGATGTTAGAAAAGATATAATAGGTAATACTCCAAAAATAGGAGATATAATTGCATTTAATCCGCCAGCATACAAGGGATTAGTATTTGGTGAGGTTTTATCGTTTTCAAAAGTTGGATTACCAGAAGTTGATGCAAGAGAACGAGATATATTTTATTTTGGAAGAAATTTGGCTGGTAGATATAGCCCTAAAACTGGATTCGCAATAATTAAAAAATTAGAGAATGATTAAAGGACATAGAAATCAATTTGAGGGTGGTATGGGATTTTCAGAAGCACTTGTTGGAATTAAAGAATCTTTAAATTATTAATATGAATGATTTATATTTAATGTGGGAAGATTATTGTTTAATTAATGATATTCCAAAATGAGAATTGATTACAAAGGAGATTTAGATAAATTGTTCTTCACTTCGGATAGTCACTTCTTACATGACAACATCCGAGCATTTTGTAATCGTCCATTCAATTCAAATGAAGATCAAACTGAAGAATTAATTAGACGATGGAATGAGGTAGTTCCAGAAGACGGAATAGTAGTTCATGCTGGAGATTTATGTTGGACTGGAAATATTGATTTTATTGTAAGATTAAATCAAAAACTTAATGGAACTATATATCACGTTCTGGGCAATCATTGTTACCAGAATAAGCTTGATAGAGAAGTGATTAAGAACATATTCAGGTCTTATGGCGGAGACCAAATGGATGTGGCTAATATAATAGTCAGAAATGATAATAACACACAATTATTTGTGTCACATTATCCATTGATGTACTGGCCATCTGGAAGTATTATGCTTCACGGACATGTTCATAGCGGACCAAATAGTGATAAAGGTTCAGAAAAAGTACCATTTCATCCTAAACGTTACGATATAGGCGTGGATAATAATGACTTTTACCCAATATCATATGTAAAATTAATGGAAAAAATTGAGGAACAAAAATTATGCGCATTGGAATTGACCTAGACGACGTTATTAATGACTTAGTTTTCAAGTGGATAGAGTGTTATAATAAGGATTATAATGACACTTTATCTATTGAAGACATTAAATCATGGGATATTGCTGATTATACAAAAATTGGTAAAGATTTTTATAAGTATCTTGGAGATGGAAAGCTGTTTAAGTCTTTATCAATAAATGACGGCGCAGCGAAAATAATTGAAAGGCTGTGTAAAGATCAAGAAGTTTATATTGTCACAGCAAACGCATCGTATAATACAGGTGTTTGTGATGATAAAGTGAATTTTGTTAAGAAATTTATGCCATTCTTTCCGATAAAAAATATTATCTTCATTAACAATAAATCATTATTAGATTTAGATGTTTTAATTGACGATGGATTGCATAATTTTGAAGGATTTAAAGGATTTAAAATAATTTTTGATAGGCCGTGGAATCAAGATTGTGATATTGAAAATAGTTTTAGAATGAATGAATGGAGTGAAATGACATTAGTATTAATACAAATGATTAAACTGTCAATATATGGAAAGTAAAATAGCAGAAAGATTTAATACTGGTAAGTGCAGATTAGGTATGATTCCATTAGATTGTCATAAGTGGGAAGCTGATGGATTTGCATTTGGAGCAGCCAAATACGCTCCATTCAATTGGAGACGGGGATTACCTATTACAGAGCAAATGGATAGCCTTTTAAGGCATTTAAATGCATTCTTTAATGAGTATGAAGATATAGACCCAGAAAGTGGCGTACATCACCTAGGATTAGCTCAATGCAATCTCGCAATGATGGTAAATACATTAATTAATCATCCAGAATTAGATGATAGATTTAAAATAGAAAAGCCAGCAGTTGTTGGAACTAATGAATTAAGAAATAAATAATTATGACAGATAAAGTATTAGATAAAAAACCTTTTTTAGAACAATTAAAAATTAGGTGGAAATTAGAATTGAATAAATTCTGGAAGAAAGTATTAAAAGTATCATTGATAATTGGTAGTAGTGCTGCTGGGGTATTATTAGCCAATTCAACTTTTGGATTAGAACAATATGTAGCGCCAATTATATTTCAAATTAGTGGATATGTATTAACTGCTTGCGGAGCTATGGGTCTTGCAGCAAAATTAACTAAGGCATAAGTGGATAATCCTTGCGAAAATAAAAGTTATAGAGCTAAATTTTTGTTGTCAATTAACTTTGATGATTTAGAGTTTAGCTCTAATCAAAACTATGAATTTGAAGTTCCAGGTCATTTTGGAGTAGACGACCATTGTTTAGAAGAAGAAGCTAAAAGACAATTTATTGATAAGCATAGAAATGTGTTTGTTGATACTGATATGTCTATATTTGTGTTATCAATAAATAAGTTTTAACTATGCCAGATATTTCGATGTGCTTGCGACCTATAAATTGTTCGCAACAGAATAGTTGTTATAGATTTACGGCAAAACCAAGTCTATATCAATCATATTGTGATTTTCAACCAATAGATAATAAATGTGACTACTTTTGGGATAATAAATTAAATTAATGAAAGAATTTATTAATAAAATATTCTCAAATCAACAAGTAACTATTGAAGAATTAAGTAATTTTATAGTTGAATATTCTGAGTTGTGTGATATTAAAGATACTACTCCTCAGTATATTCGATTTGCGATACAATTTATACAGAATGGAATGTTTGATTTGAAATATGCTTGCAAGAATTGCGCAAGTAAATTAGGATTACAAGTTGTTGAGATGAAAGATAAGAATGGGGTGGTTTTATATACTAAAATACAAGAATAAATGCTTAAAATAACTAAGTTTTCAACTCACTGGTGTGTTCCGTGCTCTCACCTTGAGAAAACTATGAATGAAATACTACCATCTTATGATACGAAGGTATTATATAGCGTGGTAGATGTTGAAAAAGAGATTGATTTAGCTACAGAATTAAAAATAATGAGTGTTCCAACAATGATTTTTGAATATGATGGAAAAGTTGTGTGTAGATTTTCTGGAACTAAAAGTGGTAATGAAATTAAAGCAATAATAGAACAATATATAAAATAGAATTTTTGATTTCATAATGATAATAATAAATGAGAAAAGGGAGGACTGATATGAATCAATACCTCCCTTTGTTTTTAATGTCCACGAAAAAAATTTAGCCTGTCTTATTTAGTTTTAGTGTAATCCATATCAGCTCATCCTTCAAACCAAGATTTTTCTTGTCCATCAGTTGATCCAGATATAGTGCTTAATTTCTTGAAGAAATCATAGTATGAAGCATAGTATGGAATAGACTTTTGAACCTCAGTCCAACCACGCAAATCGCCTTCTTGAGTATAAGCACCTTCCATATCTCCCATACCTAAATCCATAAGAGCAAAAGACATTGTAGATATACCAACACCAGCCTTAAATGCTTTTGCAAGACCTACTGGTGTTACATTTGATAATGTTCTTAATTGGTCAATAGGATTATACTGTTGAGCTAAGTTGTCTAACATATACATTTTAAACCATTTCTTACGAGCATCATCATCTGAAGTTGCACCAAATACCATAGAATAAAGAATGGCAAGAGCAGCCCATTCAGCGCATGTTTGTATACCTTCAAGGATATTGCGCTTTTGTTCAAAATTAAGTTGTTCTCACTTCTGCTTAGCGTCTTCAAATCTTAAAGTTGAAAATGATGCAGCAATTGAAAACGCATGAATTATAGACCTAAACTTACCTTCAATTTCACGACCTTTCCATGCGTATATATCTTCATCTTTACCTTCGATATTGTATTGTCCTATCTTGGCATATTCACCTAGATAAAAATCAGTTTTTTTACCTTCAAATAAGTTTAATACAATTCTTGGAAAATATTTCTTTAGTGATAAGAAGAATTGACCCATAGCATACAGTTCTAATCCACAAAACTCATCAGAACGATAACTACCCAACATTTTTTCATGAACTCGCTTAAACCTAGATATTTCATTACTATCAAGTTCATCTAATTCCCTATAAGAGCCATCGAGCATTTTAATTTTACCACGAGAACCACCAGTTCATGCAACTTCACCACTTTCATCAATCTCATAAGCATCTAAGAATGAACGACCATCTTTAAGTTTCATATGATTCAATTGAGCTACATAAGTTGTAACCAATGAAAATAGCTCACCAGTACTGTGAAGTATTAACATAGCCTCACTTATTGAAGTTCTTTCCCTAAGTGTCTTAGACCTACGTTCAATAGCTTTCATTGAGTTTCCATCTATATAGTTATGCATTTCCATCAATCTCCATATCTTATTGTTATGAAGATTGTTCAATACCATATCTTTGGCTATTTCAGCAAAAGCTAAATCTCCTTGAACAGCATCAGCTAAACTATAATCAGTTTGACTATTTTCATCTCCAAACCACTTTTTAGCTCATGAATAATTTAATCCATTTCTATGCAATAACCATTGTTGTTGAACCATATTACCGGTAGCACCCCAAGGTTTTAAATACATAGTAGTTTGTCTACCCCAACTGGATAGTCCAGACATAAATTTCTGTGGTAAGAAATATACTGGTTGTCCAGTTATTGGATTAGTCATGATTTTAGGCGGTTTACCAGCAAACCAATCTTCACCAGTATTAGATATACCCCTAACATTTTTTCTTAAAAATCCATTTATTATATCAATTTCTCGTTGAATATTTGTATTTAAATCTTTTTCATCGCTTTTAAATCCACGACCTAATTGGAATGTGATAGATTTTCCAGCAGTATAAATAACATCCATCTCTTTTTTGTATTCAATCCATGAATTAAAGTTGATAAGTGCTGTTCCAATATCATAAGAATAGTATCTCTTAGAATCCCATTCTCTTGAACCTAAATATTTAATTGGTATTGCGATTTTATCATCATCGTATTTATCAAATATATTCTCATTATTAAATGATAATGCATCTGCCAACATAGATTTATGATACTTAGGATTTAGTAAAGCAGCACTAACACTACCATCTCCCATCCTACGTTGTAGATCCAATTTAGATGGTTGAATTTTTGCAAAGAATCCTGGATAATATATAAAATCAGGGCTTTGAAGTTTTAAGTGTGATTTAGGTTTATTATTTACATCGTAGGATGCTGTTTTATTAATATAAGCATCTTTTTCAAGAAATATTCTACGCATTACTTCTTCATGCTTTAATATAAAATCTTTTTGAACTTGAGTTAAACCATTCCACTCCTCATCTGACTCTATAATAAGTCTTTCTACACTACCAACATTTTCAACAAAAGCCTCTTTAAGTAATGGTTTGTACATATCAAGATTATCACCTTCTATAGATTTCATTATACCTTTAGATTGATAATACTCTTTTCTGAGTGCGTCCATTTCTTTGCCAATCTCATTTGCTGCTGTTAATTGTCTTTTTGTAACTCTAACTTCAGCAGCTTCTCATGCTCGTCTAAAAGCAATAACTAGTGGATTGTTAGAATCTTTAAGTCCACCCAACCATCTCGCAAGAAATGAGGTTCTATTTGCCTTATTTTGGTCGAATGGTATTTGATTGAAATCACTCTCTAAATCCATTTTTTGCTTATTGAGCTCGATTAATTTTTCTTGAATTTCGATCTCTTTTCTTGGATTATCTTTAATACCAATTTCATGTAATGATTGTTGTAGACAATTTATTTTCGTATTCAACTCTTCTACATTTGCAATATCCGACTTTTCAAATTGAGAATGATGATAATGACTTTCAGTAAATAAATTAGGTGATTGGGCTATCATTTTTGAATAAAGATTATCCTCCATTTCCAACTCTTTCATTAACTTTTTATCCCTAAAAAATTCCTCAAGCATTCCAAGATAAGCATCAACTTCTACAACTGAATCATTATGCTTATTAGTGGCTTCGTATTCATTTTGAACGGTAACAACTTGTAGTGTTCTAAATTGTTGATTAGGATTTTCAAGTTTAATCATAAATGCATATAACATAACCTGAAGTTTTGCCATATCCATAGCTCCATTACTAATATATTTACTTTGCTCTCCATATCTCAATACAGCATTACCAAGTTTATTTAATACAGAATATCCTGATTTTAAATCATAGATACTCATCATATTACCAACTTCTTCTCCAAGATAGTTCCTTATCTTTTCATTATGCTCAACTAACATATCTATAGAACCACCATATCCAAGTAATTCACTTGATATTGGAACCTCACATACAACTTTATCTCTAAGTTCTATTGGAATATTATCATTAAATTTATTTATTCCAAGAGTTTCATATATCTGTCTAATACTTTTCGTAAACCAATTGTAATTACCATGAGTTATACCATTCTCTTCCTCGATAGAATAAACTTTAGCTTTTAATCGACTAATATTTTCTGCTGTTATTGCATTTATTAACTCGTTTAATGCATGGATAATATTACCCTTTGCAGTTCCACGAGTATTAATAGTTCTAAGATTTTCTAAGTATTCATCATATGTATATAATTTACCTTCAATAGAAAATTTGGTGCTATGGTCGTATTCTCCCCAACGTCTATCAGCCTCTGACTTCGCGTAATCATCATTCTGTTTAAATGTATATGGTAGGAACGCCTTTAGAAGCGATTTAGCGCCATAAGTAATACGATTGAATAGTTTTCCTTCTGAATTAATGTAATGCTCACCTTGGACTTGTAAACCAGCTTCATTAGTGACCATTTCAACTTCAAGACCTTCGTTTTTGTTTATGATAGCTTGAGTCTCTTCACTTAAATCTTCAATACCCTCAGTACGTTTAAATATTTCTTCAGATGGATTAAACTCTTCATCATTTTTAATGTCAGCCAAATTAAATAAATTAGTAAAAGCAGCAGCAGCAAGAGTCCTCTCGTTTATTCCAAGAACTTGTTTGATAATTGATAAAATTCTATCTTTTAATGATAAATTTGCATTTTCATTATATTCAATTTTATTTAATTCATCAAGAAAGTCTTGGTCTAAAATTCCAGCAACAAATTCTTCCAATGAATTAGTTTCTTGAAAGTATTGTGGAAATTTATCTTGAAGATTTAATTTGGCTAATGAATAAACTTTATTTAATTCATCATTTAATTCGATTTCCTGTTTAGTTGCGGTTTTATTTGCTATCTTATTGGCTAATTGTTTAATTCTTTGAACTGTTGCCGCATGTATAATTTCATGCATCATTGTTTTTGAGAATTCTTTATCATCTGAGTTTAATTTGTTGTCTGAGTTAATAAAGATTATGTTTGATGAAACATCGTAAAAAGCAATATCATTTTTATTAAACTCTTTAAATCTTTCTTTTAATTCACCAGAACTAAGTATTTGATAAGACGTATTATTGAATAATCTTTTAGATAATTCTCCTAGAATTAAATCATCTCTTTTAGAGGATTTAGCTAACAAATCAATAACTTTAGAAATTGAATCTTTTGCATTCTTAGATAATACAATTAATTTTTCAAAAACGTTTGATAATTTACTTTCGTCAGATTTATTTAAATTTAATTGTTCTAATGTTGGTCAATTTTCAGAGTTGTTATTTCTCATCCAAATACCTATATGAGCACATAAATCTGCTCTTGAAAGACCAGAGTCCCTCACCATTTGGAGGAACTCTGGATGATTAATATTTATGCAATTTGCCATATTTATTTTTATTGATTAACAACCCTCTTTAATTTGTTTAATTAATTCAGATTTGATTTCTTCGTTTTTAGCATCCCAAGATTCTTGAGTTTCTTCAGCGAATTTATTTAAGATATCGTCTTTATTTGCTTCAAATGAATTATCAACAACTTCAGTTACTTCTTCTTCTACTGTAGCTTTATAAACCTTTTCATCAACGACTACAAGTTTATTGCCTTTAATTTCAACAACAACTTCTTTTGAACCAGTTCTCATTACGTCTGTATAATTGTGTACTGCAATGATAAATGGATTTTTATCATACTTAGCTTTAAGCATTGATAATAAATCATTTTCCTTACCATCACGACCTTCTAGTTTAAACTCTTTGTCATTGTTATTAATTACTGCTAATGAAGGAATTTTTGTATTGATATAAAAATCACCGTCAGCACCAAAGAATAAATCTTCTGACATATTATAAAAATTTGAAGGATTTTCAGCACCTAACTTCACATAGTAAAGCGAACTACCATTAACTCCAATAAGTTTATATATGAATGATTTGCCTTTATTATTTACTTGTCTTATTAATAAGTTGAATTTATCATCTTCAGATTTAGATTCAAGTTGCATATCATAAAAATGTGTTTGACCATTTATCTCTGCAAAACCTGAATATTTACCTTTGGATGTAACTTTCTTCAAATAAGCAAGCTTAATAACTTCTGGATTATTCATTATATATTGATAGAAGAAGTTTAACTTATTTCTCATTAACACAGTGCTATCAGATTTTATTTTGCTAATAAGATTAGATAGTCCATCAGATACTGGTTTATATAATGCGTCTGGTAATACCATTGAAAAATTAGTAGCACCAAACGACATTCCATTAACTGATATACCATATCTAACAAAGTCTTTCTGCCATTCTTTATAATCTAAATTATCTGAAAGAACTACTTTGTATTTACCGTCTTCAAAAACAACGTCGTATTGACTTAGTTTATCGAATTCAGCTTTTAATTGAATAATATCATCTGATTTAAATTCAACAGAACGTGGCATCTTCCAATCTATAATAGTATTAGACATTACAGTACCAACTAATTCTTTCATAAATCTATTAGGAATATTGTTTGACTCCAAATAACTCATTATAGCTTCAACCTTTTTACCAAAGTTTTTCTTAAAAGCATCAACACCAGAAACTTTAGTTTCTTTATTGTTAACTTTTATTCTAGCATCTGGTATAGAATCATATCCTTTGAATTTTGGATCTCAGTTAATACAATTCATTAAGAATCTAATAACCTCATCTCTCATAGATATTTCTGTTTCCTTACCACCTTTTATTGAACTTGAATTTGACTTTTCAGTATCCTCTAATTCACTTTCAGGTTTTAATGATTCATTAATAGCTTCTGGACTTGATTTAATAGAGTCTATAAGTGATTTTACTATTGGACCATGTTTGAATATATACATCTTATTTACATCATTTAATTGATGTAAGACTTCTGATGCAGATTTAATATGTGGTGCAGATTCAAATAAATTTTTAAGACCTATTGAGAAGTTCTCTTTAGAAACCATATTGCCATTATCGTCTTTCTCAAATATATCATTCTCAACTTCTAGTTTTCTTTCAATTTCAAGTTGTGTTGTTGGCATATCTCTTATTATAGATAAATATCCAGACAATGAAGTTAAGTCACCACCTATCTTTTTAAATGTTTTGAGATATTCCATGAATTTTATTTGAGAATTAATATAAGCTTTATGTTCATCAGTTAGTTCTACCTTACCAGACCTTAAATCAGATAAGTATTCAGATAATGAAGATATATTATTATCAGTTGCAAACTTCAATGAATCCTTCAATTCTTGAAGAACTAAATCTTTATATTGATAATCCGTAGCTTCTATTGACTCATGTTTAACTAGTTGTTTTAATTCTTCAATTAATTTATTAGTTTCTTTAAATCCAAAATCTCTTGATGTTGGAGATTTAAAGTCAGCTATTTGTTTAAAGAACAATTGTCTTGACATTCTAGCTGCATATTTTAAACCAACTCCATCCATTGCCATCATCCCAATGAATATGGCAAATGTATTTGAATTTAAATTAAAGAATGGTAATACTTGAAGTTTCACATTATCAATAGCAGCATTTACCAAAGCGTCAAGCCATTCGTATAGCTTTAAATTATTTGATAATTTATCAACTAATTTGCCATCAATCATTAATTGTTGACCAGTAGTTGTTACTGTTGGTATCTCGTTATTTTCTCCAGCCCGTATAGCGTATGCAATTGTTTTAAATGCACTAGCAGCAATACCAGTTCCAGCAGAACCATTATGAGATGACTGATGAGCTTCAAACGATTCCATAAAATCAGAATTATCTAAGTCTTTTTTAGTTGCTTTAGTTCCAGTTTCATTGTATATCTCCTGTCTAACATCACTCAATTGCTTTGTTGTAATAGGAGATTGCATTCTGACTGTATTAACAGGGTCTACTGTAGCTTCTAATATAGAGTCAGTAATGATGCTTTTAAAGTATTTCATTTTATCACCATAAGATAAGTTATTAATCTCATCTTGTGATAATTGATTAAATACCCATTTACCATCAACTTGTTTATAGTTTAAAATCTTGCCATCTTTATCTTTGATAAATTCTCTACCAATAATAAATAACGAGTCAACGTCAAAGTCACTACCGTGAATCTCTACAATATATTTAGGAACTATGATGCTATTACCAGTACCTTCAAACCATCCTTCAATTTTAAGTGCAACAGCACTATGTATTTCAGATGATGGAATACGAAATCCTAACATATCACCACCAACAATAGCAACCCTTGGAGATTTACCATTATTTGCTGGATTAGAGAAGAATTCATCTAAATAATCAAATACTTCTTTAGGTAATGTTTTCTCAGCCATATCATGAGTAATTAAAGCTTCAGAGATTGTGTGGCGCTTACCATTGATAGTTTCTGTACTATATGATAATTCCTTGCCTTCTCTATTTTTAACTCCAACAGCAGCCTGTAAAACGGTCTTACCGCCCATAAACTTAGTTGATATAGTATTCTTTGAAAACAAAGATGCTATTTGGCTAACTATTTTATTACTTAATGTTGGAAAGTCTTGCGATATACCAGTGGCAAACATTTCAGCTTCAACTTCAGCAGACTTAGAACCCCTTAATTTCCTCAATACCATTTTGGATATCTTAGACTCGCTAAGAACACCTTTATTTGATAAGGATTCCATCAAAGTAGATAATCCTAACTTAATAATATTATTGTATGCATCGTATGCTTTCATAGCTCTTTCTTCATTACCATGAAATATATTAAGTATATACATTAACTGTGTAGGAATTGATACGTGATTTTCACCAAAGTCGTGTGCTGGATTTAACTGTAATCTATAGTCAGCATTTTTAAGTGTCATAGTAGATGAATCATTTACTTTTAATCCACTTGAAGTTGCCTCTTCCCAACTGTGTATACCTTTAGGAATACCAACTTTAACTGCTGATTTAAATACAGCCTCACCAATATCATGAGTATCCATATTAGCCCTTAAATTAGCTAACTGAGGATTATCTTTTACCAGTTGGTCAGTAAGTACCACCCATGAATATTTAACTGCATGAGGAACTCCATTATCATCAATTGTGTACCATAATGGTTTTCCAACTGTTGACAGTTTATATGAAGTGCCATAACCACGAGTTAATTCTGCATGGCGTTTAGGGGTTATAAATCCTTGTCCATCTGCATATTCAGTTATACCATCACCACCTTTTTCTAATACTGCATTAATATCACTTTGAGAGAACCCTGCGGCCTTCATCATTATAGCTCTATCTTCTGGCTTGTAATTAACATCATCTATCACTAAGACTTTAGCTGTTGTTCTCATTCCTAAATCACCAACCGTAGGAGATAATCCAGGTCCAAATACAACAGACATACGTTTAAGCAGTGAAGTTCCATTCTTAAAGAAGTTATTGTTTGAAGTTACTAATTGTGTAACAGCATATGAATTAACATAATTATTCATTAAGAATAACTCAATAGCTTTTTCAAACATTTCTGGCTTATTAGAATAGACTCCAGTATTACCAGTTTTAGCGTTGTTGTTTTTAGACTGATTCTCAGAAAAATCTTTGATAACTTCTTTTGCATCAACTTCTGACATTCCATTAAACATAAGAAGATTCTTTATTAAATCTTTCGTCTTTGCATCAAATTGTACATTTTCATTTACAATCTTTTTAGCTACAACTTTAGATTCCTCTTCGAATTGATTTCTTAAATGTTCTTTGATTGCAGACTGTTGTTCAGAAGTAAAGTCTGAGAAAGATTGTTTGTTAGAAAGCATTTCTCTAAAGATCGACTTATAGTTTTCACCAAGTACATCTCTTAATGCATTCTCTAATCTTTTCATATTTACAAATGAATCTACACTGTAATCTTCCCATCTTGATTCATCAGATATATTTTGTTTCATCATCTGATTAAATATAGTTGGAAATATAGTTTCCAATATATTGCGAGATGACAATACGTTTATCTTTGCTGATTGAGAATCTTTTCTATTAGACTTAACGTATACAGGTTGTTCATATGTATAATCACCACCCTTTTTAGATTTCTTAAAGTTTGATAGAAAGTCAGCTAAGAATGTTCTCAATATAAATTGAGAGAATCCTTCACCATCATATTCAACAACTGAATCATCTGTGTATTTACTTGTATTTAAAATACCACTATGCATTCTAAATGTATAAATCTCCTGAAGACCTTTTTGTATAATGTTGTCTTTCATAAAGTCAGTACTAAGGTATTGTGGCAAATTAATAAATTTTGAGAATAACTTCATCATTCCTAACTGTTTAAATACCTTGCTTGCAAAAGAGGTAGGAACTGTCATATACAATCTCTTACCTTTTGCATCTCTATACGTAGAACTAACACTTTGATTATCTTCGGGATTTACTAAGTCTGATATAGATTCTAAAATACCACCTTCATCTTCAAATAAATCTTCAACATATTCATCTGACATTCTTAATTCGTCATCCAATAGATTAGAATTATCATTAAATTCAAATATTTTATTACTTGATTCAATCTTTTCTATTGCCATCAATGCATTAGTACGCATAAAATGATAAATATTATTCATTAAATCAGTGTATTTAATATCACTACCAGATGCTTTGCTGATATTGGTAATACCAATCTTCTTTAAGAAGTCAAAACAATATTCTTTTATTTTGTCAGGATCATTCTTTATACTATCATAAACTTCTGGATTGCCAAACTTTTTATCTTTGGTTACAAACGCTTTGAATTCATCAATAGTCTTAAATTTGCTTGATATTTTCTTCTTTAAAGCACCAACTAAAGTCGTATTCTTTGAAGATGACTGACCATCTGTTGATGAGATAGTCATATTGTTATTATCATTCTTATTCTTTACAATTTTAAGTCGTTCTTCTTTTAACGAATTAAATGTGTTTTGTATTTCAGTTCATTTATTACGAGCCAGTTCTCTATGCATAATGGCAGACATTTCAACTATATTAGATTTTTCATTATATCCAAAAGTTGATTTAAATGCTCTTTCTGCAAATTCTTTCTGACTCTCATCATCAAATTTCTCTATAACAGATATTTCATTGTTATTTTTTATATCTATTAATAGAGGTTCTTTTATTTCAGATCCATCTTTAGAATATGCAATAGTAGATACATCCCCATTCTTATCTAAGAATACTTTTATGTCGTTTCTAATTGGAACGTTTACTAAGTCCTTATTAGATTTAGACATAAACGATGGATAATTAATTCCAGAAGCTAGTTCATATATCTCTTTTAATTTGAGAAATATAGCAACATCTGAACGATTACCATATTGACTTTCTAATTCTACTGCATTAAGTGTTTTAGACTTAGTGATACTCTTAGATAAAACAGCAGCAATCTGATCCATTATATTCAACTTAGAGGAAGAATCTAAATCATTATTAAGTCCTTCCATTAATTGGAATACTCTAATAAATGCATATCTATTATTAACAAAATCTCCACTAAGATTCTTAATGGTCATTAAGAAGTGTTTTATTTTTGCAAATAGTTTAGTCTCTTGATTAACTTCATTTGAATTAACTGCAAACGGTGATAATACTGTACCTTCAGAATTTTCAGTCTTAACGTCAGATTCTTCGTCAATGTCATTCATGCTTAATTCATTGCCATCACTAACAACTTCTCCATGAGTATCTATAATAGAATTTTCACCACGACCAGGAAGTACCTCATCTAACATCTTAACTAGCACTGGAAATTTAGTTCCATTCTTAGTCTTTAATAAAGATTCGTATGCTTCTATATTTTTTAAATACTTATCGTAATTAATCTTATCTTGTCCAAATAGATTATTCGCATCCATTTTAGATACAATATCTTTAGTTTTTGCAAGTAAAGATTTCATTGTAGCTAATAAAGAATCATTAATTTCTGTCTCTGAGAATGGAATGAAACTTCCATTTCTTCCAACAGATGATATATGCGCAAATATCTCAGCAACTTTTTGTTTAGCTATTATGTAACTATCTACTGATTTAAAATCTTCTTGAATACCATAGTATCCACGAGTTCCTCTAAAGTTTGTAAATTGTTTATTAAAATATCCACCATCAATTAAGTCAAAGTAATGTTCTATATCAGATTTACGTCCAGTAAGCATTGTTTTAAGTCTACTGAATACGTCTTTTAAGAATAGTAATGATTTCTGCATGAAGCCATAATTCTTATCTTGATTTTTATTATATACTTGATATTTTCTAGCTATTTTTTCTTCAAGTATCTTAGATAATTGTTCTAATGGAAGTCCAAATAATCCTTGCTCTTTCTCTTGTTGTTCTGTTAAAGTATTTAAGTATGCTTCTACGATAGAATTTCTTTGTGATTGAGTTAAATACTCATTCCATACTTTATGGAAAGCCTCGTGTCTAACTATATTTTCATATACAGTATTAGATGATGCTTTTTCAACTTCAATGATACCATTTACAAATCTACCGAAAACACTCTTATCACCACTTCTAACAGCTTCCAAGAATTTAAACATATCTTCTGATTCTGTTGGAAATAATCTTCTTAGGTATTCTAATGCAGAATTAACTTTAATTTCTCTACCGACTAATTGTTCTGATTCATTATCTTTCTCAAGTAGTAAATCATCTATATCAGCAACTTCATCTATTGGTTTTTCAACGTCCTGAACTTCAAATTTAACCTCTTTTTTAGCTTCTAATTTAGATTTGCCATTGGTAACAGTTAGTGTTGTTTTAGTAATACCACTAAAGTTAGTTGTTGTTAAATCTTCCATCATATCAAAATTACCTGATTTATTTGCTTCTGAAACCTCATTAGCATCTATATTACGTCTGAGTTTATTATTCTCATCAAGCATATATTTTAAATCAGCAAGTCTATAAGTATAACTTTCTGAATTAGCTCTAACAGCCTCTAAGTTTTCAGCAACTTTTTCATCTGAACTTCTATCAATAGTCTTATCAAATGCTTCAGCATTCTTATCAAAGTAAAACTCGTTGTCAGTATTCATAATTGATACAGACTTTTTAGTTTTGTTTGAACTACCATTTTTAATTTCAGCTAAAGTTCTATTTGCTCTAAAGTTTTTATTGTTAATAGACTTATTAGCTAATACTATATTGTTTAATATAGATTGAATATCGCTATGTCTATGACCGATCTTTTTAGAAGTAACAACTACGTCTTTCTTGACATCTCTTACGTTTGCTTCATTTACATTTCTAGCAACTACTACGTGATGTTTATATTTAGTCTTACCATTTCTATCCTTGCCATCTTCTATATCTGGAAGCCATTCATATTGAGTTGTATTTTGAACTCCAAGAATTCTATTATCTTTAAGAATAATTTTAAAAAGCTCTCTTACATTTCTAACATCCTTATAATTATCTGAATCTATTTTTTGTGATGCACCTTTTGAAAATAGTTTGTTTTCACGAAATGCCTCCGAGCATAGATTAGTTAATCTAAATGCATTGTCAATATTAATCTTTTTGAATATCTTGATAAATTCAGCAATATCATCTGTATTAGTTATTCCAAATTGGTCTCTAACGAAATCTTCATTTACAGAATCTATCGAAATACCATTTAGAATTGAATTAAATAAAGATGCGAGTTGAGTTATCTTTGAATCAAAATTATCTAGTGAATCAGAGAATCCATATTCATTTTCTGTGTCTTCATCTAATTTAACTTCAGAAACTTTATCTTCAACTTTATAGTGTGCATCAATTATATTCTCAATAGATTGCTCATTCTCCTTAATAAATTGTTTGAACTTATCAACGTCATTACCAAACATATCCGCAATACGCTGTGTAATTGGATTGTCTATCAATAACTTTTCAAATGAATCTTCATTTTGAGTTACAAATGATATTGTATTATCACTATTCTTAGCAATATATTTTGATTGTGCAATAAGATTAATTAATACACCAAAATCTAAATCACCAAATTTAGTCGCAATATCATTATTAGCAAACCAATTTTCAATTGCCTCAACACCATCTGTAAATGATTTTAAAGTATTATATGCATTCTTTCCACTGAATGTATTCCAAGATGATTTAGAATTAAAAGTCTTAGGCTCTAGTCTAACATACATTTCTTTAAGGCCTGGTAGTTTTACAATTAGATAAGGAACTCCTAATCTCAATGGAAGATGAGAATACTGTTGTCCAGGGCCCATATTCTTCGTTGTAGGCAAGAACATTTGAACAATTGAACTCTTCTTCACTTTATTAAATGCAACTGCCATAGAAGCTATTACGTCGCTAATAAAACCACTACCAGACATTGGTGCGGTTTGGTCATACTTTATTGTAAGTGTAGTTGGGTCTTTAGATACAACCATTTTAATTTGATTGCCATCCTTTAAAGCGAATGTATTTTCAACATCTTTTGCCTTATAAATACCATCTGCATTTTGTATTACAGAGCCTTTCTCAAAATCAGACTCCTGCAACCCAAGAGCTAAAGCCTCCTTAGTACTTAGACTAGCTACATGATGATAAACATTCCCAACTTTAGCAAATAAACCCCATATGGTTTTACCCTTAGAAGTCATTTTATTTACAGTCAACTCATCTCCAGCTTTAATACCAGACGATTTAATTGTATCACTAGTAGTGTTTTCTATTGAAATATGTTCTGCATTTGGATTTAAAGCATCATCACTTACTAATTCTTTCTTAGCTTCTTCCGCTGCTGCTGCTTCTGCTGCGTCTGCTTTAGAATTTATTTTAGACTCTACTTTCTCAATCTTTTCAATTTCTTTAGTAGCATCTTCTTCGTCATCTTCAAAATCTTTTTGCTCAAAGTCTTCATCATCCTTAGTAGTTTCTGTTGGAACTATTATGGGTTCTACAGTTTCTTCTTTTGGAGTTGTAGTTTTCTTTGAAGTAGTTTTTTTATTACCCATAATTGCAGATTCAGAACTAACAATATTAGTGTATTGTTCTTTTGCCTTAAGCATCTGCTCTACGTTTTGGGTAGTCTTACTTTCCATTGAGAATGAATCTACTTCCTGAGTAAAGGTATTATCTTCGTTATATACACAAGCATATTCTTTAGGCCTAGATAATAACATATACATTATAGCATTATACCTTGACTTAACAACCTCCGCTAAACCTCCATGAACTGGATTGGTAACACCATTCTTTAATACATATATAAATATCTGGTCAAGAGTACTACCTTGTATTTCCGTGAAATGTTTGAAATCACATTTGGTTTGGTCCTCTGCACTTATCGCTGACTTGAGACTTGCTAGTTCGTTTTCGGTATTATATCCAACAGTAATTCTGCCACCATCACGATTACCTTTTAGTGCTATAGAAATTCTCTTAGCAAATTGCTCTAATGATTTTACAGCATGAACACCTTTTGGATTATCTTTAGTGGAATCTAATTCTGTGCTAGCTTTAGCAATTACAAATTGAGGATAAGTAGCACGACCACTAAAAGCATCAGCAGCATCATTTATTGCATCAATATCACTTCTATATTGAACTATTAATGATGGTAATGATTTTATTTTGCTAGACTCAAATGATTGGTCAGGTATCTGCTCTACAAAGAATGATTTGATATCCGATGTTGTATCTCTAACCTGATTTGGATCTCCAAGACCTAATACTTTTATTAAGTTATTTTGGTCTCTATTCTTATTTATATCCTCAATCTTTTCTTTCAGTCTGTTAATATCACTTAAATCCAAAGTACCTATTTCGTCAAAGACTATAATTTTAGAATCAGAACTGATTGTACTTGATAGAAACTCTTCAAAACTATAAACACCAGAATCATTTTTCTTTGATAGATTCTTAGCTAATGATTCAGCTATATTTTTATTACTACCAACAACTGTAACATTTTTATTTACATCAATGTTATTTGTTCTAGCAAGTATCTTAAATAACAATTTAGCTATTACTGTTGTTTTACCAGTGCCAGCTATTCCATTACATAATAATATAGAAGAGTATCCATTAGATTTATCAATGTCATTTAAACCAAACCATTTAAATATTCGTTTAAGAATATCTCTTTGTTGATTCGATGGGGCTATACCACCTTGATTTTCTTTAGCTAATTTATCTTCAGTCTCAACGAAATTCTTCATATTAGAACTTGTTGACAATGACTCAGATATGATTGCAGAGTTTCTAACCTTAATTAATTTTTCAAGAAGTCCTTTTATAAACCCTCTGTCAGAATCATTTAATTCGGTTGTATCTAATTCTACATTTTCTAAAAATAACTCAAGGTTATTATCGACTAAGAACTTATCTAAAATACTTTTCTTATTATTTGTAGATTTTTCTGTCGAAACTTTAAGTATTATTTTACCATCACTTTTAAGCCTTGAGAATAATCCAAATAAACATCTTTCAGGATTCTCTAAGAATGAATTTAGATAATTCTTTTGAACAATTTTTTCCTTAGCTTTATTTACATTATTTTCAATATATGAATCAAAGATATTCTTCAATTCGGTCTTAACAGAATCATTATTTTTATTGATAGTATCAATAACTTTTATTTTGTCTGCTTCTGATATTTTAGATATAAATCTATCTACAAAGATAGAATCACCTAGCTTTCCATCAGTCTCTAAACCTGATATTAACTCATTCCACAAAGCATCCCCTACGATTGATTTAATCGCATCTACAAGACTTTTATCCATAATAGACACTTTCATACCATTTAAAGATAAACCTAGCGCATTCATATGTGAATTGTTATTATCACGTTTCACACGCTCATCTAATTCTGCTTTATTGTTTTTATTTAATTCGGCTTTATTCTTATAGGATTCTATTTCATCTCTAAGTTTTACCAACTTATCTGAATAACCACTAATCAAATCTTTGTGAAATTCACCATTAGTGAAAACACTAATTCTACTATTAAGTTCTTTAATTAATTTGTTTAATAGATCTATATTTGAGAATGAATCATCTTCACTAATATTTTTAGATAATGCTTGGGTCTTTCTAAGAAACTCATTAGCTATTCTTTTGCGTAGATTAGTAACGAAACTATCATCATGAGCATTTTCTTCTGCTCCAAGATATTCAGTTCGTTCTTTTTGTCTTTCAGCATAAACCCTATCAACATCATCAACTAGCTTCATAGACTCTTTAAGTCTATCTCCAGAGTTGTTTATTTCATTATTTAATGAATCAATAAAATCAAGATATTCCTTCTTTTCTTCTTTAGTCTTAGCTTCATATTCTGCGGTTGGTTTAATGTTTTTTGATTTTACAATCATATCCATATCATTAAACTCTAATCCAGCATTAACCATTGCCTCCGTTAAGTCTTTTTGAGCTTCAGAAGTGTCTTCTATTTGTTTTAGTTTAAGTCCTAAAGACTTTTTAATTCTATTTTTATCGGACTCAGTGATATAATGCATTGCCTCACTTTTTACAAACGAAACAATATCATCTATTGATGAATCTTTACTCTTTAATAAATCGTTAAGTCTATTCTTTGATAAAGCATCCATTCCAATATCATAGAAATATCTATCTCTTAATCCTAGGTTTTTTCTATTGATAACATCGGTTGGACTTAACGACATCTTGAATGAGTCGAATCCATATGTAAGACTACCGTTGTATCCGCCAGATATTTCATCTATCTCATCAGCCTGATAGTTTAAATCATTTATTAAATCATTATTTCTTTCAGACTCAGGTTTTTTAAGTTCTTCTTTAGCTTTATTTCTAAAGTCAGTAGATAGATTTGCTGAACGATGAAATTCATCTGACATATCTTTTAAACTTTCTTGGGTTTTAAACAACTCCATTGAGTCAGATATTGATGACTTCATGTCTTCAAATGACTGTATTTGTTTTTTAGATAGTTTACCTTCATTTTCTTTTAGAATAGAATCAATCTCATTGAGTTTATTCATTCCAAAGAATAAAGTCTTTGCTAATAAATCTTTATAGTTATTTGAATTTTCATGTTTATCATCTATTAAAGAATCTATTTGTTTATTTGCTTTAGTCCAGTTTTCAGATAGTTTATCTATTTTAGATAAAAAGAAATCAACATTTTTGACTGTATCCTCATCTACGTTTTCACCAGACTTTAATTGTTCTATATTTTTCTTTAGTACTTCTACTGCTTCTTCTTGACTATTAAACTTTCCTTGATTTAAACCAACTATTTGTTGATAAAAACGTTTTGCTAATTCATCATTTTTAAGTAATGAACCAACAACATTATTACCTGTTAATAAAGCCATTTGGTCTTTATCTATTGATGATTTATCTTGATTAGTATAGGTTAATGTCTTAATCATATTTTCCATAGATATATTTCCATCCTTATCAAGTAGATTTCTATATCCATCAAAAAATTGTGATGTAGCATTGTTTGACCACTTCTTTACATCTTCCCATTTTGCTGCTTCAAGTTTAGCATTTTTATTATCATGAAATTGTTGTTGCATTCCAAATACGGCTGAAGTCATACCACCAGAAGCAGCTCCAAGAAATATTGATTTAGCACCTTCAGTTCCAGCACCTTGTATTAATTCGGATATGTTTTTACCCATGTTTTTACCAACAGCAGCAATATCGTCTTCTCCAAATTTCATAAGTCCATCAACAAAACTTATGTCATCATTATCTATTCTTCTTTTGTTATATAGTTGACTTCCGTAATAGTCTTGTATTCCCTGTTGAACATTTTCTTCCCAAAAACCTTCCCTTAATGTACCAATGCCAAATTCTTTTGCGGCGGTTTTAAGTAGAGATCCTTTTATAGCTTTTTCACCACCCTCTTCTAAACTTCCAGTTATTGCTCGTTCAGCTTGTCCAAATGATTTAGTGAATAATTTAGACTGTAAATAATCTGGCGCAATAAGAACCACATTATTCCAATTGAATACATTTAATCCAACTTTACCCTTATGTTCTTTTCATTTGTCATTAAGATCACTTTCCAAAGTAGAAGTTTCATCTTCTATTTGTTTGGCAAGTAACATTTTTTTAGTTGGAATTACTATTCCTTCACTAGTGGTAAATGGCAATTCATCTGGTAAGGATTGATATTGCTTTTGAAGTTGCCCTATTCTAGTAGCTGCCTTATTTAGTGTTGGGTCATTTTTTAAAATAGTTTTTTTAGACTCATTTTCATCTAAACCCTTTACTGCTCCATACGCTTCTAATGCAGATTCATTAATTGTATTGACTCCAGTGGTAAGTGCTTCTGTTAAAAAGTCAACTCCTTCTGCTGCTTTTTCAACTTCGGTAAGAGCTTCTGTTCCCTTTCCTAAATTGGCTAATGCTGTAGCCCCTTTAAATAACCCACTAGCTTTCCCAGCTAATTCCATTGCTTGTAATCCTTTAGCTATGCCAGCTCCAGGAATCATAGCAGATGCGGTAAAAGCAAGACCGTCCAACATATCCTCTGCCCAAAATTTAGCAGAACCCATATTCTTTATAAGACTTGGAGAGCCATAACTATTCTTACTACCAAATACTGGCATTACATCTCTTAATCCAGTATCAATGGATTGCATTGCATTTACCCAAAAATTATTGTAAGTATAATCTAGCGATTTAGCCCAGTTACTTGTTTTATCTGGATCTAATGAGTCTAATAGATAATCACCAACTGTTGCAGCAAAACCACCAACAACACCAGGCATGTTTAATGTTTTTGGAATTATTGATAATGCTCTACTTGTGAATCCATTTAACCATGCCTCTCCAGTGGATTGATTTCTATATTGAACCTCATTTAAGTCACCCAAGTCTTCTGGAGTAACATTCTCTCTTTCTATATAATTATCATGTATATCTTTATTAAAGTACTGTCCAACAGCTTCTTGACGTCTTGGATCTTGATTCCATGCATCAAATGAAATATCAAACTTTTTAAACTCATTATCAACTGGAATGTTTTTAATGTTTTTATTTTGATATTTCATATTATCTATTGGATCTACATATAGATCCAGTGTCTTGTCATATAATTCCTGTCCCATTTATTATTTTTTATCGTTTTGATTATTTATATCAAAATGAAGTTTTGTTAAATTATTTATAATTCTTGAGTTTTTTATAGATCTATATTCATCTGAAGATACATTATCTTTTCCATATCCAAGAAATTCTTTTTGATTCTCATCCTTGAAATATTTTCTTTTAACAACATCTGATTTTGGATCATATGTTTCAACTACTCATGCTCCAGAATTTCTATCATATACAGCATTTTCTCCTGGATTTAAAACAACTTCTTTCTTTTCAGAACTCCATTTTGCTTTTTTAATCTTTTCTATAGCCTGAATGGAATTGCTCTGACCAGGATTACTTGCAACACCAACTTCAACTATATCATCTGAAGCTGGAACTAAATCTCCTTGTTTATCTTTTGTAAACTTTTTAGGAAACCAATATCCATATGCGCTACTCTCGTTTATTAACGATGTTTTTTGACCAGTCTTTTTAAGCCAAGCAGCTAATTCAACTGGTGTTGCTCCAAGTTCTTTTGCAAATTTACCTAAATCATAACCGGTTTCAGTATCATTACTATAGTCTTTTCCATATCTAAATACTTTTGCTCCTGGAGAATTTGTTACAAATATATCATTTATAACTGCATTAGAAACATCTGGATCTTTAACGGAGGTAAATGTATGATTCATTTTTTGAGAAGCCATCTTCACCCCTTCTAAATCAGCCTTCATTCCTGTCCAAACTTGTTCGTCTGTCTTTTTACCGGTTAATTCTGGCTTTGTTTCTCTATATTCAGAAATTAATTGTTTTATAGATGATTGTTTTTGATTTAATTCTTTTATATTGGATGTACTTTCACCTAAAACTTGATTTCTATTTTTTGATAATCCACCGTATGGATTATTATAAGATGTCTCCATTTGTTTTGAATCTTTAACTGTATAATCAATAACATTTCCAGATTTGTCAAAGTTTGGAGTTAATCCAGAATATAGATCATTAACAATTCTTCCCTCGGAAGTAATTACTTGCCTACCCGTATTATCTAATGGATCATAATTTTCTGAAACTTTAGGATGTTCAAAATTATAAGCATCCTTATCATCATGCATTTGCATCGGTGTTACCTTTCCAATAGCTTCTGATAATCCAGATGATGCTATTTGCCATCCTCTATTGTATTCTTCTGGAGTTGTGGCTATATCTTTTAATCCATACCTATCGGTAACAGAATTCACTATACCAACTAATTGGTCATATACTTTTTTACCACCCTCAGTACCCATAACTTTAGGGTCATTTTTCATAGCAGCCAATACCGTTGTTGGGTCAACTCCTTGCCGTATTGCAAGAAGATGATTGAATCCAACTTTAGCACCATAATCTTTAATATCTTTATTGTCAAATCTATCAGCAAATTGTTTAGCTTCATTAGCCACATCTTTTGCCATTTGAGTTCCACTAAGGAATTTATAATCTAAAGATTTTGGATTACCAACAATATCTGTTAGTGCAATATTATTTGGATTTACTCCTAGAATATTGTTTTTATCCATTCCAAGTTTTCTATATTCTTCAGCACGTTGACTTCTTTGAGTTAAAGCGTTTTGAAGCGGAACTACTTGTTGAGCATACATTGATTTAAGTTCTGATAACTGTCTACGTCTACCAGAATCAATAACTCCTTTGGTTGCTAATAAATCAGCAGCCTCTTTAGTTTTATTTATAAAGTTTTGTTGAATATCATAAGCATTCTTATCAAGGTTTTTATCTATACCAAGTAATGATAATGAACCTTGTTGCTCCTGCTGTGAATACTCCTCTTGTAATTGATCATGTTGCCTACGCATTTCTTGCGCTGGTGCTCAGATTTCTTGCATTGAAAGAGGTTTATATTGAGAATAATTTATTTGATCGTAAGCATTTATACTCATTATCCTATTAGTTTACCTGATTTATCATATTTTTTACCATCCTGTGTTACGAAATTTCCATATTGGTCATAACCATATACATTCTTTGCAACTTTAGCTGCATAATTTTCCTTACCTATATCACCGATATTTCCAGCAGCATTTAAAATTGCTTGTCTTGCAGCATTACGCTTAGCAGCCCTATTACGAGCATTAGCATCTAACTCAGCCATTTGCAATTGTAGGTTTTGTTGCTGTGCAGCATTTTGTGCAGCCACATTCTGACCTTCAATAGCAGCATTAAATTGAGTTGCTTGATTGCGTCTTTGATAGTTGGCATCTTGAGCTTTCAAGTATGATTCGCCAACTGCATTTTGTTGTTGTTGATTGATACCAGATAGACCTGCCATTGCTGCTGCCCTATTACCACCTGCATTATTAATCATTTGGTCTCTAGTTCCAGCATAAGTAGCATTCATTTTATTATTCATCCATTCAGTATCTATTGGTTGATAATCCATATGTGCAGTATTGCGCTCTGGATTTACTCTACCATACTTAACTACTTCTGGTTGTTCAAATATATCACTAATACCCATTGCTATATTTGCGGCGGCTGGTGCGTATCTTGAAAAGTCAGTAGTATTATCTGTTGGATTTGATTTTGAAACATTTGACTGTAGAAATGAATTTACATATGCATCTTGACCAGCAATTTTATTTCCTAAAGCGTTTTGTTGTTGAATATATTTTGATTCAGTAGAACCTGTAGGTGATGTTGCATTTAAAACAATTGGTAATTTTTGAATATAAGGTGCTTGGTCATATATATTAGTAAAAACATCACTTCTTTTTTTATCTTGCATATCCATAAAATCTCCATCTGCAAATATATTTCCACCCATCGCACCTATATTAACACCTTGTAATGTTGGGTTTTGATAATGAGTTTGGTCTAATTCTCCTCCATTAGAATATAAGTCTCCACCATCTCCATGTCACTTAGCAGCATTTCTTGCGAAGTTCGCCATCTTCCTAACATGTGGATCTTTGGAATGTAGTGCTTCAGTTGTAGTTTTACCAGTACGTTTCTTGTATGCAGTAAATCTTCCTTCGTGACCTTTTTTAATATGAATTTCACCACCATTAGCCATTTGTTGTGGTTGTTCTGATGGAATTCCTTGTTGTTGCTGTGGGTTCTGAGTCTGTGGTTGTTGTTGTTGTGATTGATCTTGTTGTTGAAATTGCTGTTCTTCTTGTTGTACTAGTTGCATTGCCGCTTGTTGCGGAATACCCATTTTGATAAGTTGTTGAACTATCTTTTGTGGATCTAAACCTTGTTGTATCATTTGTGCAACTGCCTGAACAACTTGCTGCATTTGTTGCTGTTGCTGTTGTTTTTGCACATTTCCTCCTTGAGCAAACTGCTGACCATCCATGGGTATGCCTTGTTGCTGTGATTGTGATTGAGATTGTTTACCTTTCATTTGTTGCATTGCTGACATTACTAATTGCTCTGCTTGGTCAGCATTCATACCTGATTTTTGAAGTTGCATTTCAACATCTTCTTGAGATGCACCTTGTTGAATCATTTGTTGAATTTGTTGCATCATTTGTTGGGATTTATGCTGTGGAGTACTTGCATGTCTTGGTTTGTATCCGCCATATTTCATCTGCTGGGAACCATCTTCCATTATATTTTCCTGAGACTGTACTTGTGGTTGTTGCAACTGTTGCGCTTGCATAGGATTCTGTTGCATTGGTTGTTGACCTTGCATTGGAATGCCTTGTTGTTGTTGAGGTTGCATTTGTTGTTTTAAACCCTCTTGAGCAGCAATAAGTTTAGCTAACTGTGCTTTTACTGCATTGTTACTAATAGGATCATTAGGACGTTCCTTAGCTTCTTTATTTAAATATTTAGATGCAGCAGCAAATGTCTTGCCATTTAACCCTGCTGGTAATTTAAACTGTTTAGTTATTGTTGGATTAACTTTAAGTCTATCAGAAAATATATAATCTTCATGTTTAGTTTCGCCTTGCTCTACCAGATTAGGTTGACCGTTAGCTCCAGTACCTTGCATGATACCACCATTAGGGTTTTGCTCATGCGTGCCTGAAGTGTTGAACTCAGTTAATTGCTGTGGCATTTGTCCACCATAAGCAAATAAGTCTCCACCATTTGCACTAAAATTAGCCATACTTGTTCTTAAATCTTGTTGTTGAAATTGTCTATTCTTTGCTTGTAAGTTATTGGTTCATTGTTGTTCATCCTGTTTAGCTTTTTGCTCCTTTTGACTATTACCAAAGATTCCAGTAGCTATTGGAACTAATCCAGCAAGAGCTCCTCATGGTCCAGCGACTTGCATACCAGCCATAGCAGCACTAGCTGCATCTCCTGCAATAGCACCTACACCTTTTTGTTGGGTATCAACATTTACATTGGTGTTTAGTATGTCATTACGTGACATATCATTAGTTCCAACAACTTCCTTGCCAATACCTGACATATCAAAGTCTTTCATAGTACTATTCATTAATCCAATGACTCCAGGAACTGCACCTAAAGCACCAGACATTCCAGCACCAAAATCACCAGAAGCAAACTGTCCAGCAGCAGATTCTTTAAAGTTGGTTGGTAAACCACCAGTAGTGTATAAGTTACCACCTTTTGCAAATACAACCGATTGATTATATTCTTGTGGAACTACAAATTTATTTAATTTCTTTTTTGCCATAATTAAGCATTTATATTGTTGTTTTAAATTGATTTTTGTCAAAATTTTATAAATCTTGACAAAGGTAAAGTAAATATTTCAGACTACCAAATATATAACAAAAAAAAACCTATATACAAATAAATTATATATAGGTTCTCTTATTTTAAACTGTATAGGTTACAGTCAAATCTTGCATATCAAACTTCTTATTGATATTAGTATCTGTTACATTATGAGATAATTTTAATTTAGCCCATGTAGAACGTATTCTATTTAACGAGTTGCGTGTATCTAAATTGATTAATCCAGTTGAATTATCAAGTGTTTTAGATTGTCTTGGTAGTTGTACCCTATTGACGTTAAACTTGCGTTTAAGGCTGTTTAAATACTGCCTATCGTTGAGTTCTCCATATTGATACCAATTAGTTACTTCAAGATTATTCCAATCAATAAATTGGTCGTTTAATCTATATTCAAAGGTATTAAATGTTTTATCATTTAGTGGGTCTGGATTTAATAGATATTCAATAGAGAATGGCTTTTGATTTCCATAAAACTCATTATAATTACCTTTGTTATGTAATCATATCATAGACCTATTTAAATCAGAATCTTCTGAAACCAATTGACTATTTGACTCGCTTGATATTAAATTAGAATTATCTTTAGATAGTAATTGATTAACAACACCTTCTGTATTGCTGTAACTTATAGAAATGAAATTATCCCATACATTTCTCATTTGAGGAACATTTATATAATCATAAAATGATACAAATGATTGTAATACCTCTGAGTAGTTTAAACAATTAGTTTCATCGTGAATATATAAATCACTATTAATTCTATCATAAGATAATGTATAGTTTTTATTTAAAGTATTCTCGTTGAACCATGATTTAAATCCAGCGGCAGAACCAATATCTTTTAATCCATCACCAATAGATATTAGTGACTTATTAATATAGTCTACAAAATAAATACCTCCCTTGCCCTCAACTATTGATCACTTATTATTACAGCCATATTGATTTGATATATATCTATACTCAGGAACTTTATATCCATTAGTAAGTTCTACTGACACTCCATCAGAGGATTGCTGTTGAACTCTCTCATTGAATAGTAGTCTAGCTACACCTTTAGGTTGAAGTGCGTACAAATCGTTATTAAATAGGTTTATTGAAGATACTTCTCCATATACTCCATCTAAGTCGATTGAGCTCAACATATTTAAGTTTGTTCAAGTATCATTTATAGCTCCAGTAACTTTAGTCTTACTTCAAATTATAGTATTACTGAATTCTGTTGTGTTAAATAACAATGGGTCTAATACGTCGTAATTAAAGTAATTGTTTTTTTGAGAATATACAGAATTAAATAATCCATAGCTAGTTGGAGTCATCATAGAACTATCATTATTATATCTATTGACATCGCACCTTCCATCGAGATTTATAAATGATTCGCATATAAAGGATATAATTTCAGTGTGTTGTGGAATTTGCAATATATCATTAGGAAAGACTCTTAACAAGTCAAATCTTTGCAAGTAAGTATCACCTTCTGTAAAATTTAATACTGTTCCAGCAGAACTAATGGCAATCGGATCTCCACACGAAATTCAATTATTCCCTAATATAGAATATCTTTCCTTTCCCCCATATCTACTGTCATCCTTATCTGAAGGATTACCAGTATATAGGTCAAATATTGGAACTGAATTTACAGATGATTCGTTTGATATAGATGGTAAATCATTCGTATATAAATTCCTACTAAGTACTTTTGTTTGATAATTTCTTGAACCTCCATACCATTCTGACTGACCACTAACAAGTTCATTTACGATATCTCCAGAATTGTTTTGTAATCTTGGTAGGCACTGAAAATATCCATTATTATCCGCTTTAAATGAAAACAAGACATGTGATGCAGTGTTGTATTTAATTTCCATTCCCCTAGTAATGCCTGGATGTTCTTCTAAACTATGTGGATTTTTATCTGGAGAAACAGCATACTTTAATTGTCATGGAGATGCGCAACTTCTAAGAGTATTAAAATACGTATTTGATGGATATGACTTACTTACATTTTTCCCATATATTATTAATCCAGAATTAACTGAATAGTCATTTATATTTGAATTATAATATGTACTGGAATCATTATAGACAAATAATGGTTTATTTATGTCAAAAAAACACGATTGATTATTAGATAAAGTAATATTAACTCCAAAGTATTTAGATCCAGATTTATTCATTTCGGTAAAATCAATGTCTGTCTGGGTTGACTTATGATATGTTCTTCGATTTATATAGGCGTAATAGTTTGCGGGACTTCATATAGGAATACAATGTCCATATGGGGGGTAATCAGTTTCGTTAAAACCACCACCTCCTCCAATACCGGTTACACCTATATCTGCATACAATCTCTTTGGAAACGAATCCATTATTAAATTACCAACATTGTAGTTGGGGTTAGAAATTGATATATTATGGGTTCCAGTTATTTTGTCAATATTGCCAGAATCTATCTTAAACGAAAAAGAAGCCCCAGACTCAAATGCAAATCCATATAATCCAACCTTTGATACCGATGGCATATAAGTGTTTACAACGTCTCCGTTATAAATTAATTCTGGACTTCAAAAATTAACCATATTTCTATCCACGAAAAAGAAGTCTCTTTCAAAATCGCCATTCATAGCTCCAACAGATCCTTGTGATTCATTTGGACTGGTTCCGTAGTGATTAATATCATGATAATCTCACGTATCACCATTTGCCATTATTTCTATATATAGATTTGGGTCAGTCCCATATTGTCTTATTAGATTGTTATTTAACTTTAATAAATCAAAATGCGAATATGCTCCATCGTACTCATTATATGATGGATTTTTTTTCTTTCCATTTGTTCTAAATAAATAGTCAGGATATGCAAATGGCATTAAAGATGGATTAGCACCATATCTATTTTTCATTATGCCAAGAGTATTGTTAGTTAATCCTTGTGCTATTATAGTTCTATCAGAATATTTTAATGGAACCATAACTGGTCTAATCTTATGAAATTTAAGTTCGTTTTTCAAATAAGAACATAGCGTAGAATCCATTGTGTATTGTCCATAAACTTTTTCAGCAACAATACTTTTTTCATTACTTGAACCTAAATAATTAGCCTTATATCTCATATCAACCCTATAATCATCTCCTAATCATATTGGATTTGATCATCTTCCATTTGTAAATTGTCCTTGTATCCCAAGTCTATATGTTTCATCATATTTAAAATGCTTTATGATATCATTGGGATCTGTGATGTTTAACGACTTTGGCAAATAGGGATAAATTGTAGACGAACTCTTTGATTCTATTTCTAAGGGACTACTCAAAATCCACGAAAACGTTGATGTATGTGCTGGTATGTTAGATTCTACGTTTGCATTTGTGAGCGCAATTGGAATGTTTGACTGATCTATACCATTTGTTATATTTCCCAGAAACAAAGTGTTACTTTTTTGAGACATGCATTGTGAGATCAATTCCTCTCCACCAACAAATAGTAAGTAATCACTGGAAACGACAGACCCATTAGTATTTGTGTCCGTGTAAGATATTGTATCACTAGATATCTTTAAATCAACAATATTTTTAAGCTCCGGTGTAGAATCTACAGATGTTCTGTAAATAGAATATATACGTACATATTGAAATCTATCATCTAATCCATTTATATTTATATTAAATGTATTAGGGACGATTTCATCTACCTTCCCAGCCCTATCAATTGGAGAAATATAATTTATTGGAGTAATGTAAAATATGTTAGATTCAGATCCATTTAAATTGAAATATGTAAATGCATATTGAATTACACCAGATTTGAACAATCCACCTCCATAATTTTTTGTAACAGAAATTGTTTCGTTTAAAACCAATGTTTTAACGAAATCAAAAGATGTATTATTATATATAGATGTTTCATCCATTATATTGATTACTCTTGTCTGATTTACACCATCAATTCAATATACCTTTTGAACGTTTTCATTTTCGTAAAATGGAAGTGTCTGAATTTTATTATTTAAATTAAATCCTAATTCCCCCGAATATAATAATTTAGTAGATATATTTTGTGGCGCATTAAAATGATTTAATCTGTATATATTATCTATCCCACCAATCCTGTTTTCACGATACACAGCAACATTCTCAGGAATTAACCATGATAAATCACCAACAGAATCTCAACTGAACGAAGATGTTTCTATAGGAGTTATATCATCCATCAATCTGTTTAATCTTATATTAAAAATAGAATAAATGGAGGCTGAGAGTTTTGATTGAATATGAAATATAAGTTTATCATTTGATGGAGAAAAAAATGAATTGACATTTATTGTTTTATTATTATTGTCTGTATAATCAAAGGACAGTTCTATTGACTCAGATAAATTGTTTAAGTCAGATGAAAACTCTAACACACTTTCATATATATAGGCAATTACCTTTGTTTTTTTTACACACGAATAATCTCCGTCGTTATTAATTAATTCATATCCAGGGTTTTCGCATTCATATTGTGGGAGTTCGACGGGCGGTTCAACATCTAATATTGTTTGTATTTTTTGGCAAACGTAGGTTCCAGAATCACCAACCTTAACCAATCTATATTCTGGGTTTTGACAAAAAGTTGTACCAAGTTCAAAAATATCTCCATCTAATACGTTTGGAGATTTAGTTGAAAATAATATGTAATTTTCAAGATCCAAATCTGTTGTACATGCGATTAATTCCGACTCAGTTCCTGTATATATTTCAAGTCCAAGTATTCCTGGTGCTTCTGGAAACGCATATATATTTGTATTGGTAATAGTTATTTCGTGATCTCCGGCCTCAACATATTTTGGATAAACATTTCATACTCTAAAATTATTTGTATTTTCAACCATCGACATACTCAACATGTCCTCTCCATCAATTGATATGGCTCCGTAATTATCACATCCAATTCCAAAATAATAAACCTTTGATTCTGGAAAATTTATCGTTCTTACAAAGCCAAGTTGTGTAGCACTATATATTTGACTTCCCTGAAGCCATACGCCGCATTTGTTAAGTCTTCCGTCAAGTGTATTTTTGTTTGAGTTTATAAACGGTCCAGTAGTATATTCAACATAGTTAGTATTTTCAATATATTGAGTTGTAGAATATATAGTTGGCCATAAGAGTTCATCTACACTCGACCACGATCCATCAATATTATATCCATCTTTGAAAAACATAGTTCCATACCAATTGTAGTCTGGAAATTGAAAATGTTGAATGTAGCATGTATTTCCTATTATTGGAGAATCTGTTAATAATGTGGTTGTAGTTTTTTCACAACTATATTCTCCATTGTTTTCTACCAATGCATATCCATCAGAACATGATCTTGCAACTCCGATTTCTTGTGGTGTTTCGGTATCAACTACATTATAAGATATACTTTCACCAATTTTTGTTATAGACTTCACTGCAACTGAAAGTCCTATCATAGATTCATCTATGGCAATTCCATCTGAGTGCGTAAAAAGTATCAGGTTATCATTGACAACACAACTTCCAAGGGTTTTTCCATCTATTGATATTAAATTTTCATCAATCAATTCAAGTGTCCCATTTTCATTTGTTACACTTAATAAATCATTATTATCTCTTGCCGTTAATCGTATGTTATGATTATCTCATGAAAACTCTGGATTAAATGCAGAGTATGATTCATCGCGCCTCATTCCTTTCGGCTTATATACTTGTGACGATATTTTCATGATATTTACCTTTTACCTAAATGTGAAAAACGTGTTTTAAAATCGTTATTGCGCGTTAGGATTGATTTAAATAGCCTAGATAGTGTTTCCATATCGCCAGTAGTCAAACGTTTGCTATGAGTCTCATATCTTCCTACGTTCCATGCATAATCTTGTTGTGCTAATTGCAACACTTGATTGTTAATCTTGCCAGTCCTAAACAATATCTTTAAGAATTGAACCTCTATATATGATTGTAACGCAAGAATAAATACTGGGTCATCTGGCATTAGTGGAACTCCATAATCTTCAGACTCTACATCAGTTTCAGTTGCAATGCATTTGTATTTTAAAAGTAAGTTACCCTCTTTCTTGGATAGATAGATATAACTACCTTTAATTTTGTATGTAGCCTCTGCGCGTTTGTCTGGAAAATAATCGTTTGGGTTAGTATCTTCATACTCTTGATAATTTCCAAAATAGGTATCAGTAGCTGTTCTAGCAATCTTATGGTCTATCTGCACAGTAATTTCTTCTAAGAAATCATCTGGTAGTATAGCCCTATAATTAGTTATTTGTATTTCGGTATTAGTAAACTTCTCATCAAATAACTCAGGAACTCCAACAATAGTTATAAAGTCAACAAAGTAGTCAATTATAGTTTCAAAATTCAACCCAATAAATGTTGGGTCTCTTAATATTTTATCTGCGACGACTCTGAGGTTCGTCCATTTTGCTTTAGCCATGCGTATTTTGATGGTTTTAAATAGGTGTCGTAATTACTAGTTTTAATAAATCTGGAAAGTTTATGTTTTAATTCCCGATTAAATTTTATTAAGAAGTATCCATTATATTTATATATCCTACCTTTTGGTGAATATTTAATTCTAAATATGTAATCCTCGTCAAATCTAACTTTAATTTTATTTAGTCTAGCTTCTTCGTCTTCGTGCCATAATTTAAATGTGTTATGCATGTCAACTATTTTACTAGATATAAATTTACCACCTTCATCTATTCATGATTTAGTCTCAAACTTAACTATCTCTAGTTTCCCAAACCCTGATGGCAATCTAATTGATTTATTTTCAACCAGACAGTCAGCTAATAGATTATTCATCTCCCTTATGATAGATAGATATTGATAGTCTTTAAGTACAAACTTAGACTCTTGTGGTCTAATCTTTCTATAATAACTGAAGCCAGCTATAGTATTCTGGCTTCCAGTTATTTTATGTTTTCTATCACCATGAACATTCTTGACTTCTTTTAAATACTCTTCGAATGTTTGCTCCATTAATTTTGTTGTTTAGGTAGACTTGAATCATCGGATGCGTTATTAGTTGCATCTCTTGGAATGCCATTGATAATTCCAATCTCCTTAAGACATAAATCTATGATTGGTTGAATTAATGACTCTTCGCATGGAAATGTAAAGTCTAGTACATCCAAAGTTTCATCATCATTAAATCTATATCCTTCTATTGGATTATCAAGTATTGTATCATAATAGATATATGCATCCCCAAGGGTCTCAGAGATCAATTGACTTAATTCATCCTCCGAGATTAAAGTGTTAATTAATTCGTCTGTAATAACATCTACCTCTCCAACAAGATTTACTTGATTGGCTGAGTTGCTTCTGGGACTTTTAACATACATCTTATTATCTAAATCTATCGTTATATACACTTGATTTTTAAGCCACTTATTATATCCGACAACCTTAAATCTTTGCGGATTGATAAAGTTTAGATTTTCAGTACGCATACCATCATTATGTACAAATGTATATTGCCATAAATTGGTAATGTCTAATATATTTGGAAGTTGTTTAATTGATTGATATACTTCCCCATTATTATATGAGGTGTCAAAATATACATTAAGTCTTTGATAATAAGCAAAAGGTATTTCTACCTTTTTGCCTTTATATTTTTGTGTGAATAAAAGTCCACGATATTTATGAGCAATGTGAATTACGTGCTCTACCTCGAGTGAAGCGTCGTCAGAAATCACCTTACACTCATCAAAGATAGCGTATACAATATCCCTGTAGGTATGTGCCATTATTTTCCTAAGCTTATAGTTAAATTATTTCTTACTTTTTTATCTGTGGATGATTGTCTAACCCTGCTTAAAGCACCACAATCACAACGATAAACTTTATATTTATTTGTTTGAGTATAGTACTCTGAAGCAAATGTCAAATGACTACTTCCACAATGAGAACAAACTGGCTCATTTGATTCAATATACAATCCAACATTAGGATGTCTTTTTGCGTATGGTCTAAGTTTTAGGTAAACTTCTTCAAGAAGCGTGACATCTCTTTTATTGTATGTCAGCATTTCCTGGATAGCAAGTTCTTCACCCTCCATACATCTACGCCATAACATAAAGTCTGTGTGTAGTTTTTTAGCAAATCCAAAGTATATTGCAAGCGCATCCAATTTATTTGATATAAACTTAAAGTTTTGAGATGCAATTGACTTCGTATCTATTGATGTGAAATTAGTTGGTGGTGGAAATCCATTCATAATAAATCTTGAGTTTAACATTGGAATATCAAATTTATCTCCATAATGGGCAACCACCATATCAGCCTCACACATTAGTTTCCAAATACTTTCGCTAATACGCCTATCATCCCTAGCTAACACTTCTTCAACAGTCACTCTATCAGACACTACTTCATCTGAAAATAGTCATTTTGCAGCCCACGTAAGCATGATTGGATATTCTATAATCTGGTCTAGCGATAGGTTGATATTAAACATTCCAAAGTGGTAACTTATTGCTGGAGAACTTTCAATGTCAAAAATAAGTATTTTTGGCAATCTTACTTCTGGCTTTTTAAACGATACTTCTTTTGGATGATAAGTAGTTCCAAACTCTTTAATGTTTTTACGCACGATAGAACGCGCTTCTCTAACTATTTCCGGAGTTGTTTTAAGTTGCTTCGCAATCTTGTTGGCTCCCATTAAAATCATAAATTTCTTCTCCTTGAAAATCGCAATAACCTCTTCTTTAGTCATGTATTTTATTTTAAATTAATACTTATTTACAACAATGCCCTAACTTATAATCTACTTATAAATTATAAATTAGGGCAAAGGTAAATATAATAATCCAGACTACAAAACATTTTAACATGTTTTACTGAAAAATATATAGATTGATACTAAAATAGTTATTATACAGCGTAAGTTATCATTACAATGCCAGTTGAAGTTCTATATAAATCACCATCGTTTAAAGTCCCAGCTAATGCCGCAGCATTGTCTGCGAACACTGGTAAAGTTAAGACTGTTCCAAATGGATTTGTTGATATATTTATTCTGTCCCCAGTGAGTTCTGTAACAATTCCATGACCACGAGAACCTAATTTCAATATAGCATCTACTTCAATTTCATTTACTGTATAAGCAATTATCTGCTGATCCCCAGCTTTAATAAACAAACTTTCGGTAACGCCATCTGGACCAGATATAGTTCCAGTAAATACTGGGTCGGCTTTTGGGGCATTTAAATTCATCTGTGTCTGAATTGCAGATGTAACTCCATCTAAATATCCAATCTCAGTAGAACTGACAGTTCCAATAGATGTGGTAGATGGTAGCGTTACAGTGCCAGTAAATGTTGGACTAGCTAATGCAGCTTTAGAATCTTGTAGCGCCTTTCCTTGCTTTGCAGATAAAGGTTTAATTACACTACTAGATGTTAGCGTATCTTCTATAAAGTCTGCTACTGGAAGATTTGCATTTATTTTTGTAGCCCCAGTAAGTACTACAAGTTTAGTGGTCGTATCTATATTTGCCGATGCTAAATCATCGTATGTACTTAATTTTTTATTTTCTAATGCCATATGTTTAATTAGTTTAGATATTATATTCTTTATAAATTTAAATATATTTATCATTTTATATGTTTTTATTCGGCTACTATAAGGTAATCATCTTCGCCATTTATCAAATCACCATCTTCTGAAATTAATGGCTAGGTGATTAAAGAGCTATTAATTGGCTGCCAAATTAATTGATGTATATTAAATTCATATAAGGCATAATAATCTTTATCATCCTTAATAAATCTTTTATATCAAAGTAGGTTTAAATTAGAAGGGGGATAATCACCACAAAATATCTCTACTTTTCCATTTATGTATCCACCCATAATATTATGCCATTACTGTTGCCAGCTTTAAAGTAGTTGTTACATAGTAAACTCCACCAACGCCAACTGCTGGAGTTGCGCCTTTAGCTGCTGTATCGTTTGCGTAAGGTCCAGGTATTCCAAGAGCTGTAAGTAATGCTTGTTTAGTTGTAGCGGATGCAAGGTTAGTTTCTACGGTAGCTGCCAGAGCTAATTCATCAAACTCAAGTACGTTTTTGGCTAATCCATCAACCTTTTGAGTTCCTACAAAAATCTTAACTTCGCCGTCTTGTCTATTTCTAAGTGCCATATATTTATCTTATTATTTTAAAAATTTTGGCTGAGGTATACCCAGCGATTTAAATCTGCTATTAAATCATCAAGAGTTTTATTAATACCTCTAAATGAAGGGTCTGATAGACATTCTTGACATGTCTCTATTTTAGTAACCAAAGCTCTTAGGATTGGTTCAAGTTCTTTCGTTGATGGAATGATAGGTTTTAGTATATCGTATCCAGGACGTTCTATTACACCAGACATTAATTCTATAATAGAATCTATATAGTCAATTATTTCTGGTAGAAGCGTATTTGTTAGGTTGTGTGTTGCTTGATTGCGTGTATTCCAATGAATCTCTCTAATGCGAATGTATGAGCCAAGCAGGCAATTAGTAATACCTAACAGAAGTTTTTGTTTATCTTCCATGATATTAATAAAAAAGGGCACGGTGGTTTACCGCACCCTTTAGGTTATTATGCATTAGGCAGGATTGCCAATTACAACAACATTAGATGTTGCGGTGGCTACATCGCTAGAAATTAATTTTGCAATAGCACTTGAAGTTCCATTAGCACATAAGACAGTGATTACACGTAAGTCGTTTTCTACACCAACAGCGCTAGAATCAGCAGAGCTATAAGTAATGTCGATAGTATCATACAGCTTACTTGAGTCTACCAAATAAGTAGTATCAAATGTGTATGGGAATCCAACATTACGATATTTATCTCCACGTTCTCCAAGATAGAAATACTCTTGGTCAGCAGCCAGTTTGTAAGTTCCTTGACCAGCATATCCTTTTGCTACAGAAGCTACAGTACCCCAGGCAACATTTTCGCTACCAGTTGAATCTGTGATAGGCACAAATTGGAAGTAGTAATTTAATGGACGACCTTGCTGTTTACCTTTAACCCAAGGTTGAGCAATTTCAGTAACAGTAATAACTGCACCGCTAGAAGTGATTGTCAACAAAGGTGTTGCTTCACGAGAGAAGTTAGTAACGGCAAGAGCAGTCAATGCTGTTGCAATAGTAGTAGTAGTATCACCAGTTACGGCTTTGTAAGTTCCACTATATTTGAAATATTGATTCTCAGAAGAACCGCTACCCCAATTACGGAATACAAAGCGAATGTTGTAGGTTTGACCAACCACAGCAGTATTAATAGTAATTGTGTCAGAGCGCAAAACTTTTGCGGCATAAGCCTTACTAGATACACTTTTAATTTTTGAAATAGGAATCAACGGGGTTGCTACTGTTTGAGTGTTAGCGTTGATAAACTTTAGATACAATTCGTTATCTACAGTTTTTACAGCATCTACATACTGACCAGCGGCTCCACCGCTTGATGTGTTGGCAACAAATAAATGCCGAACAGAGTTACTTGTGAAAGTAGCCATTTTTTATTTATGGTATTAAATTAATATTTATTCAGACCTTTTATTTATCTGAACTTGATTTTGTAATTCACTTGGCTTGTAGTCGCGAACTGAAAGTTCAACGGCTCTGTTAACTATTTTTTCTGTAAGAAATGGATTATTGTCTAATGAGTTTGGAATAATATCAGATTCTAAATCAAATGACTTTGGAGTAACCAAATAAACAACATCGTATTGTCTAATATAATCGGTTGAATTAGCATCATCAAACAATATTTTTACATCTCGTAAATCATCTCCATCGGAATTAATATCTAATCTCCACCCCTTCAAACCATTAGGTTTTTTAAATGGGTTTTGAGACATTGTATTGAATCCATCATATGTTATTGGTTTAATTGGAATGCCATTAGTCTTTCGTTTTGTATAGGCATATTCCTTTAATATCTTCCAATAGTTTTCTGTAAATTCAAATGTTTGATAAGCTATTTCTCTGTCGTATTTAATTGTAGGTAAATTACTATCACTATAAGCAGTTGTTGGTAATTTATCTTGAATTATATATGCAGTTAATATAGACCTGTATTTTTCAAATAAATCAAGACTTGCAGAATACTCATCAATGATTTCTATATGAGCCATAGTCAAATACATAGAAATTTCATAATCTACAAGACCAGGAGCTTGATTGCTAAATATATTATTATATTGTAGATTAAATCTATCTCTGACCCACGTAGAATCAATTCCTATATTACTTGACATTTAATTATTCTTTTTTAGATTTAAGTTTAGCTTCAAGTGTCATTCGCATTTCTTGTCGCTTTGGACTATTTAAATATTTTACTGCAAACGATAGATTTGAATCTTCATTATTCTCACATAATGGTTGACCGTCTTGAGTATAATATAAACCACTTCTAATGACAACTATGCCACTTTCTACACACTCAGATAATAATACCTTAGTTTTCAAATTAGGGTCTTTTACAGCGTCTAAGAATGAGCGAGGATTAGCCTCAACAATCTTGAATGCTTCTGATTGAATCATGTCAAGTTTAGATGCTTTAGATAATCCACGACCAGTAATAGCTTCAACAATAAATTTAAGCAGTTGTTTATTTTCAAGGATTTTACCAAGTTCAAGCATAGCTTCCATTTTGGCAGTCATACTTGTGTTGTTTTGCTTCATCTCCTCATCCTCGTTTACTATATAGAACTGATAAGTTTCCTTACGTGCATTAGTAAATTCTTTTAATGATGGGCAAATTAAATCCTTATTGGTAAGTAGGATTTTATATTTAATATAGTCTTCTGGAATTGATAAGTCTAAATGCGTATTAGACTTACTTAAAATAACTTTTTGATTTCTTCAGAAGTTATTCTCTTTCTTATAGATTGAGAGTGCATTCTTTTCCATACCCATATATTCCTCTAAGAATGCTTTCTCAGAATCAGTTAATGGATTGGTTAATTGAAAGTTTCTTTGCATCTGTACCGTAAAGATTCTTACAGCACCATTTGCCATACCTCCATAAACCTCATGTTTAGGGTCGGTTATATTTTTATTTGGACGTGGTGCAAATTTTAATACCACTTTTTCATTGCGAAGACATGAAATTAATTCCACTTCTTCGACTTCGTTGCTCTTTGCCATTAATTCTTCTCCCTTGTTAATGTAAAATTATTTAATTAAAAGTAGCATATAGCAGATTTCTCCGCTATATGCTTATTGTTTGATTATCCTAAAATAGATGGAATAATACTCATTGTTCTTGTTGGGTCCAAAATGAACACTCCAAGTTGAGTGAAGCGGTGGAATTCTGCTTCATCTTCTTCAAAGCTCATGTAAGGATTTCCCATTGCACCAGTGTAAGGATTACGAATACCCCAACGGTAAGACCGCATTTCGTCTTGATTTTTAATCTTGGCGATTTGGATATTAGGTTGATCCATTGTACCAATATAAAGAATATCGAAACGATATGACATTGCTGGACCACCTTCTGGATGCATAATTTTGTTACGAACCAAATCGTCATACAATGGATCGCTTTCAACGCGAATCGTAATGTTATTTGGAGCTTTGTATTCAGTGAATTGGAATCCAGCAGACAAAGCATTATCATGGATTTTACTTCCAGATTTGCTAATAACTCCAGGATTATTTACGCTTGCATTTAGCATACCGGTTGGATACCAACCAGACACCATATCTTTTACAGCTTTGTTGAATTTAACCAAGCCACGTTCACCAGTTTTAAACACAAATGTACGTTCGTCTTTGTTATACAAGTCTAATTTAGATGCCGATAACTCAAGTAATGCGTCCTCTAACAATTTAATGTCAAAGTCGTTATAGTATTGAACGTTAGCAACTTCCATTTGCGCCCTGATACCATCCCCAGTTTTGATTACATCACCAGATTCTCCGTAGTTTAAATATTCACCATTAGAGTTACGGTTAGATTTACCATACATGATTGCGTTACATTTGTATTCAGAGAAAGTTTCTTCAACTTTCATTTCTACATAATGCATCCACATTGTGCTTTCAACATTTTTGTTGTTAGTATCTTTCATGGTAATTGGAACTTCCAATTTACGATTAAGCATATTTCCAGGAACACGTTCTTTCAAACGGATTGTAGTCCATTCGTTACGCATTGCTGTAGGGGTAGTGTAGCGAACTGCACCAACACCTTTAGAACGACTAGATTCTACTGGAGCGAATTCATAAGAGAAGCGTTTACCAGCAGCAACTTCAGCAGCAGGTACTCCAGAGAGTAAGCCACCCATAGTTTCGCATTTGTAAACCCAGTTTGAACCTTCAGCGCGTGGTTCTGCAAGAACACGAATCTGATATAGCTCATTCTTTTCACCTACGATAACCTCACCTTTACCAAACCAGTCTTCAGCAAATACCAAGTAAAATGGTACGCCAGCTATACCAGCAAACTCACTACCATCAACGGTAGTTCCATCATCATGACGAGCTTCAACAAGCTCAATGTTTCTTCGGGAGGACCCGATTCAATTTTGTTATCGTATAGGCTCTTTATCCTATACTTCTTACACTTTATCATTGTGTAAGTTCGGAGTACATTTTAACCCTCTGTGCAAACAGATAGGGTCCAGACACTCGTGGACGTATTTTGTTCTAATTGTTTAATGAGTTTTCAAACAGTTCCTTGACACCTGCCAATTTCTCTACCAATTTGTCTTTGAGATTTACCCTGGTTTAACAGGTCGATAACTGTTTCAATTGATATTGGAATTTTGTGGCATCCAGTTGCAGATCTTAATTCGATATCTTTTCTTCTTAAAGAGTCTCTTATTGATTGTCTACTTATTGAATATTCCTTAGACAATTTATTGATATATTCTCCAGACTTATATTTTTCTATAATCTCGTCAATATCCACTTCTTTAATATTATTTCAATATCCATATAATCCACCACCACCAAGTGTTGCATTATATCCGTTTTTAAAACTATCGTATTCTTTTATTCAGAAAATTTCTCTTTCGTTTATTATAGAATTGTCACATTCTTCAACAACTGATATTGTAAAATTTTCTTTACCATATTTTTTAATAGCTCTTTTGATCGGCATATTAGATTCTTCTTTTGACAATGCACTAAAACTGCAATGTCTTTTGAATCTTATTTTTAATTCTTGAATTGTTTGTCCAATATAAATTTTGCCATTTATATTGTTTTCTATTTTGTAAATAGTACCCATAATTATTAGTTTCAACATCTACTCTCTACGGTGACTATAAACTTTTAAATTTATAGTTTACCTCGGTATTAGCCTTTTTATTTGATGGCTTTCACCGATTTTGTCTGATTTAATACGTCTATTACTAGACGCACAGGCAATTAAGTCCTACCTGCCAATAGTAATCGTTGTCATCATCGAAATACTTGATTGGGAATTGTTTTAAATAATCTTCAAGAGTTTTACCTCTATAATTTGCAAGCAACTGAACCATTTTTTCAGTAGCTTTTTGTGGTGCGAGGGAATACATTGCACCAAGATGGTTTTCCTTTGCCAAGCCCTTGAAGGACTGGAATTCTAACATCCCGAATTTTGATAGCTGATTAGCCATTGTTTACTTTTATTTTAATTGGTTGACTTTATATCTTGTATTAAGCAAACTTTCACCCTTTAGGTAGAGTACTTAAATGAGATTGTTCGTCAAGCCCAGAATTAAAATCAAATGAACCATCTCCATTTAAAGGAGCGTTCTTTAATTTGTTGTCTAAAGACCTCAATGCACTTTTAGTGTTTTGTTTTACCTTTTGACCTACAAGCTTATCAACATTTTTGAACCCATCTGTAAGTTCATAAAATAAACTAAAATAATATTCTGAATCACTGGGATTCTCTTTTGAATATTTCTGTAATGATGTCAATAGTTTACCATCCTTATCTTTATGGACTGGCTTTACTATATTGTCTAATACCTTTTGTCTAGTGTTTTTATCAACCTTAATACCAAATGGTTCTTCAGTTTCTAAAACTTTCTTTTTAAATTCTGATACCTGAGTATCTCTTACAAGTTTTTCTTGCTTAACTTTTAACTTATTCTTTTCAATCAACTCATCATACTCTTCTTTAAAATACTCTTTATTGCTATCAAGCGCTAATTTAGCATCTTCTATATCAGTTCCAGCATTAAAGGATTTAGCAACTTCTTTTTGTGCTCGCTCGGGCTTAAAACCCTTATTGATATAGTCTTGATAAATAATCTGTTTTCTAAGATTTTCAGACTCATCGGATTCATCGACTAATACATCTTCTTCAATTCCATCAAGATATGTAAGAGCGTTCTCATAGCGCTTAATATCATCTATCTGTACATTTACTGCAAGTGCTTCATCAATTCTTTTTTGACGTTCATCCATTCTAGCTTTAACCTGAAGTTCAATTGCTTCCGCAAACTTTTCAGGTGTAGTTGCTTCTTGAATGAATTCATCAGTAAGGTCAGGTAGAACCCCATCATCCTTTAATGCTTTTAAGTAGGCGGAAGAGTGAGTTAACTTGGGAGAAGAACCTTTATCTTTAGTGGACTTAGGTGGTTCTACCGTTTCTTCTTCATTATCACTTTCATCGCCTACTATCCCCTGTGGATTATCCTCATCAAAAATGACGTCTGAATTCTCAACATCGGCGGGTTTTTCTTTATTCTCTTCATCAAATGGCGAATCAGTATGTACTACTGAGTTGTCAAATGGACTGTCGGATGCATCTTCAAAGGCATCCATGCTTAAATCTTCGTCTACACCAAAAAACATGCAGACATTTTTAAACTCTTTCATTAATTTCTCCCTAATTAAATTATAAACTTCTGCAAAGATAATTTAAATATATTGAATTTGGAAATTTATATACTTTTTATTATATAAATATCGTGGACTCTATAACTAAATTATACTGCAATATATTTTTTACCATCAAATTTTAGTTTCTGACCACGATTTTTTACAGACGAGTAACTCACGTGTACCCATGTAAAATCTTTTTCATTTATTAATTGGTCGAATTTAAAATTTTCTGATATTAAATTAAATAACTTTTCATTACTTACTGGACTTCCTGCGGTAATGTCAGCGGCCTCGCCCTTTACATGTTGACTTGTAGCTGCGCCACCTATTTTTTTATTTACTACTGGACTCCTATAACCAGAATTTACATGTATTGGACTTCCGTACAAGTCTCTTAATGGGTCTAAAACTTTTTCTGATAAGATTTCAAGATTATGAATTTCTGGTTGCATTGGAGAGTTATCTAGACCACTAGAAGTAACGGTGAGTTCTTTCAGCGTAAAATGTTTTGATTTAAATTCCATATTATTCTTTAACGTCTTTTTTATTCGCACATGTTAGAGCGTTTGCGCAACTAAATTTACTTTCTATAACTTCAAGTCTATCTTCTAATGACGCGACCTTCTTTAATAACTTTTTATTTTGTTCCATTACGGTTGTATTAGATTTTACTAGAGCCTCATTAGATACGAGCAATTTTTCATTCTGTTCTCTAAGAGTCTTATTTAATTTGTCAAATAAATCAACCTGCATTATTTTATTTTCGGTATCAAGCTTTTCAGCTTCAGCTTCACTCTTAGCCGTGTCAGCTTCGTTTTTCTTAATCTCTGAATTATTCTTGCGTCTTCCAAGAATAAATCCAATTAATGCCAGTATTATAGCCGATAAGCAGCCAAGAAATATTTCCATGTTGTTTAATTTTAATTATCTAATTATTGTATTGTATTTGAATTCTTTTGTTTTAAAATATGGATTTAAATCCTCAATTTTTATTTCTACAACCGTTTGCTTCTTTTGGAATCATCTACACAAAAAGAATTTCTTTGGAGTCCCAATAGTTTCTTTTCTGTTAGACCATGATATGTTTTTTTCATTATAAATACTTTCGTCAATAGTTATCACATTTGGATATTCTAAATGTAACCTCTTTTTAATCCACCTGTCTCCAATAATTGTATCAACCTTTAAATTCTTTACGAATATCGTGTCTCTAAATTTAATTGTATCACGCTTATTTAAACTATCAACAATAATCATTAATGAATTTATCTTTGAATCTTTAAGATGATTTCTATTCTTGAATTCAACTAATTTTTTATCTAAAGAATCATTATTATTATTAAGTTGCTCTATCGTTAATTGATATACTAGATTTTTTTGATTTGAAGCCTTATAATTATTTTCAGATACACTTCATTTGTTCTTTAAGTCTCTATTAGATATAATTGTAACATACGTAAATATCCCACAAATTAAACTAATAAAAAATAATCCTATTAATATGTAATTTTTTATCATTAAAATTGTTTTTAGTAATTTAATTTTATTTAGTATATTTTTAAACCCCTATAAATTCATTAATCTTCAACAGATATTCATTCCATTTTGCTTTCTTCACCTCAAATTCAAGAATCTGAGCTTCGCAATTTACAATGTTATTTGTTATAGATTCAATCGTATGCTGCCCTGACTCTCCAGCAATTTTAATTACATTACCTAAAATATCTTCGCCATCAATTACTTCTGTAATGATGTAGTTTTTAGGGACTTCCCCATTTTTGATTAAAAGTTCCATTATTTTTTTTATTTTTATTGATTATAAATTACCTCTATATGAAAATTAGATGTTACACCTAATTCGTTAATTATTCTAACATTAGAACCGTTGTCCTTCACAATCACATGATTAGTACCTGTTTGAACTGATGTGAATACATTTGACGAATTATAGATAAATGTTACTACAGCTGCTGACGTGAATATGAAATCAGCATAACCAACCCCATCTCCGAAAAATATTGACCCTCTACCGCTTTTGTTTGAAATTAAATCAACGTAACTTCCTGAACCAATTAGCTCATTACTATCAGTTATTGTTATTAGTTGAATTGTTTTGTAAGTTACCCAACTTCCAGCTCCCTTTGTCGCATTTGCAACTGTACATACTTCATATATTTTTTTCCCTGAAAAACTTGATTCTCTTGTATCGTTAACCGTATCAGCCGTTTGAGATGCACCTTGATAGTTATAAATGCTATTTGGTTGAATGATGCTACCATCTATACCTATAGTTAGCTTTTCAATTTTATTAACGCTAAAGGAAAAATACGCGTCCAATGGAGCCATTAATTCGTAACAATTCGCTGATACGCCTAGACCGAAATAATTTGTACCATCATCGAATAATTTTAACTTAGGGAAATAACCTTTTGTGGCGCTATAAGAACCACCTAATGAAAAAACGGTAGGCATTGAAGTTCCTGCGACCGATGTTGTTCCGATGCGAACTAAAGGTCTTGTTGCCGATGTATCTAAAGTCAATACTGCTGTTGTTCCATCTGCTTTCGTAAACTGAATCGCAGTTGTGCCGTCTGCTGATGGTTTTAATTTGCTAACAGT